CGATGCAACAGTAATCGGTAAAGTAGCACGTACAGTTCGAATGAGAGCTGACACTACAGAGATTGATCGTATCGGCGTCGGTGAGAAGCTTATGAAGCTTGCAGCTGAAGCAGAGAACACAGGCACAAATGCTGCCGTACAGTTCTCAAAGATTTCTCTCACAACAAAGAAGCTTCGCCTAGATTGGGAGCTTTCAACTGAGTCTCTAGAAGACAATATTGAAGGTGCTGATCTCGAAGATCACATTGCAAGACTTATGGCAACACAGGCTGGTAACGACCTTGAGGACGTAGTCCTTAACGGTAACACAGCTCTAACTGGAGATGCACTTTATAAGTCATTCGACGGTGTTGTTAAGATTGCAAAGGCAAATGGCCATGTAGTAGCAGGAGCGGGCGCAGCAATTTCCCGTGATATCTTCAACAAGGCACTTAAGGCAATGCCACGTAAGTACAAGCAGCGTCGTCCAGACCTACGCTTCCTTGCTGGCTCAAACTTAATTCAAGACTACTTATACTCAACATCACAGAACATCCAGAATGTTAACCCACAAGATATTGCTTCAAGCATTATCCGTGGTGACCAGGGTGGTCTAGGTGGTCCAGCAGGTTTCGTAGCACCATTCGCATTTGGTATTCCAATTGTTGAAGTTCCGCTACTTAAAGAAACTCAGACTGGCTCATATGCAACACCAACAGGAGAGCACGGAGACGTCCACTTGACATTCCCAAATAACGTTGTTATTGGTATCAAGCGCGATGTAACTGTTTACCGCTTCTTCTGGCCAAAGAAGGACTCAATCGAATATACAATGTATACTCGCGTTGGAACCCAAATTGAGCAGGCAGATGCATGGGTTGTAGTTAAAGACGTTAAGGTTGCTTCTTAATTAAATAAGAATTAACTACCGAAAGGCCCCCAATTAATTTTGGGGGCTTTTCATTTTAATTTTATAGTGCTATAATTTATATACTTACCAAAGGAGTAAATATGTCATTTGACACACTTAAGGTCAAAGATCTAAAGACGCTAGCAGCAAACTTTGCAGTTGACGTCGATGGACTAAAAAATAAAGCTGATGTAATTGCAGCTCTAACAGAAGAAGGGGTTACCTGGGCAGTCTACCAAGGAACACTAAAAAACATAGAGAATTCAAAAGAAGACGCAGATGAAATTCTTCCTAGACTAGATCCAAATCAGAAGCTTGATGAAGATATGATTCTAGTAAAGATGGATCGACCAAATGCTAGATATGATGCCCTAGGATTTACATTTACAAGAGATCATCCTTTTGTAGCAATGAAACCAGATGTGGCTCAAGAAATTTTTGATAAGGAGGAAGGGTTTAGATTAGCTACGCCTAGAGAAGTACAGGAGTACTATAACTAAGCCTAACAAATGGCAGAGATATATAAGTATAGTAATACAGCAGTATCAAATAAGTTATATGTAAATGGAGAAGCAATTGAGCCAGACGGCGCAGTCACGGTAAACGTATTTGATATAACTAAAGATCCTCTTGTGTCTCCACGAATTGATCCAACACAATCTTTAACATTGCAAACTGCTCTACCTTCCGAGGTAGATACTGGGGTTTACAGTTTTTATTTGCCATTGGGTTATACATCAAGAGATAGAAAATTCCGTTTAGTATGGAACTATGCTTATAAATCAGTCATGCATCAGCACGTAACTTACCTAGATGTAGTTACACCATACGTTTCTATACAAGAAGCAATAGAAGATTTAGGATTTGGTTCTGATGCAAATGATCCAAATTATAAAACATATCATGAAATAAGGATGGCAGAAAAATATGCCAGAAAAATGGTAGAGTTTTACACTGGGCAAAAGTTCTTTTTGTTTGACGATACATTTACAGTAATGGGAAATGATTCAGACACGCTGCCATTGCCTAGGAAAATTCATACACTTTTTACTTTAGAGCAAAATGACCAGATGCTAGTAGATAAGTTAAACGACGTATCTTATGTTGGATACGATATTGAGCCTACTACAAGTGGTTTTGGAATTAGAGTAAATGTGGTTAATTTTGTAGATAACGATGTTTATATTGCAAATGGAATGGTTCCTCCGTCTATACATGACTCAAGCCCAAATATTTTTAGAAGGAATAAGCATTATGATATCTATGCAAGATTTGGATGGGAATATGTTCCAGATGAAGTAGAGCAGGCAACCATTGAAATAATGCGTACCTATTTTGCTAAAGATAGGGCATGGAAAGATAGATATATAAATAAAATTTCTACAACAGACTGGAATTTCCAATACGGTTCAGACGCATTTACTGGAACAGGATCTGCATACGCAGATAAGCTTCTTCTAGACTATGTGGTCACACAAATGGTAGTGGTGTAATGCTAGACGTAGTTGATGGATTGATGTCTATGAAGATGGACATATATGCTCAAAGTGAACAACAGGATCCAGACACTGGTGCAATCGTAAGAGAGTTTTCTTACATAAAAACAATAGACTGCTATGCCAGAGGAATAATTACAGAAAGCCGAAATAGAAGTAATGACAATCAAAGCTTTTCAAATAAGTATTCTAATAACCAATACATAGAAGCTAGAACATCAGAAAGGCTAACGCCAAGAGATAAGATAAAAAACATTAGGGACGCCAGTGGTAAACCAATATGGTATGAGCTTAACTATCCAAGTGACACCCCAACAGTGTTTGACGTTGTAGGAACAACACCCATATCAGATCCTTTTGGAAATGTACTAGGGTACAACTCATCATTACAAAGAGCGGAGAACCAGCAAATTGGCATCTGAAATTTTAGCAATTAGAGCAGCAAGCGGCTTAGTTAATTTAATGTCTAAGAAGCCAGTAAGTGGTGCAATAAAAGACAGTACAGTCGCACAAATATCTGCAGCTCTTTTTTATAAAACAAATGTAATGGCAAAGCTTGCGTCAAACCCGCAGTTTCAATCAGCATTTAGGAATATTATATTTGATCAGCTTCAGGTTGATTTTGGAGATTACATTGATGCAAAAGCCAGATCGGGCCCCAAATCTTTTCACCATGTATATGAATGGGGAAGGATTGGAGATGACGAAGCTCGATTATTTAAATTAAATAAGTTGCCAGCAGATGGACTATCTTTAAAAGTTAATTATGAATTAATAGACTCTCAGTCGTTTGTTCCATCTGAGAATTCTAATAATAAACATGTATTTATTAAAAAAGCAGAAGTTATGGAAGAGGGAAAGCCTGTAGTCATTGCGCCACGATTTTCTGAAAGACTAGTATTTGATGTAAGTGGATATACTGTATTCATGCCAAAGGGGCAACCTGTTACTGTAAGAAAGCCAGGCGGGGCTGGAACTAAAAACTCTTTCTTTTCTGCATATAAGTATTTTTTTACTGGTCAACTTGTCAGTATGTCTATTAAAAAATCTGGATTCCAAAGACTTTTTAATTCATCTTTATCTAGAGCACTTGGAGTGCCAGTTCAAATTAAAACAGTTAAATATAGTTTTTCTGCCAACCAGCTAGCAAACGAGGCAGATGTTGCAATATCATCATCTTTTGCGAGGTTGGCAAATGGCTAATTATAAACTAGATGCAATGTTTGAAATAAGAAAGTTTTTGTGGGGTAGGCTAACTGCTCTTAATATATTTGATCAAGAAGATTACTATTCGGATAATCTTAGAGAGTCTCTTATCCCAATAGTTCCAGTTCAACAGCAGCCAGAAATGAATCAATTTTTAAGTGGGAAAAAACATATAGTTTATGACAAGGTCGGGATGTCATATGAGAATAACTGGATGATATGTTGCGAGCAGATACTGTTAACTATATATTCACCAGATCTTTTAGATATTGTCGAGATAAGAAACTTCCTGACTGATGAGTTTAGAAGAATGGACGAGTCGGCTAGAGATATGAACAGGTGGGCTGGCCTATCAGATAAATTTAAGTTCCATAGTATTCATATAGCCGATATATCTTCTACAGCTCCATCAGAAGAAATACAGGGATTCTTTGCAGCAGATGTAATATTGGAAGCAAAATACTCCAGAATAACCAATGGCCAAGGCAGATTTGCCTAACTTGCCTTTTATAAAATAGTAGAGTAAAATTAGAACAGAGGAAAGGGCCTAGCCAGCCAATATATATATATTAATTTCATATGAAATCAGGAGGAAATACAATGGCACAATCACAAGGAGACGCCCGCAATATTCTCGTAGGCGCATCACCGCTATTTTTATCAGTAGAAGATTCAACATCAGCTGGTTATGATTCAAGCATGGAAGCAGGCGTACTAAACGCATTTGTTGCAAACAAGAATCAGTATGTACCAGCTTTTGAATCAGGAAAGTCTTACACAACAACACTAAACAGTGTTTTGACTGAAAAAGCAGCAACACAAACAACAGCACCAGCAGAAGCAAAGGGTGGAGCTTACAGAAACGTAGGATTTACAAATAACGGTCTTCAGATCAGCTACCAGCCAACATTTGACTCAGTAACTGTTGACCAGTTGCTAGATACAGCTAAGTTGTTTAAGTCTGCAATGCAGGTTCAAATTTCAACAGAAATGTCAGAAGGTACTCTAGAGAACATTCTTGCAGTATTCGGACAGAAGTCATCAACACTTACATCAGCAGGAACAGGTGCAACAGCAGTTGACACACTAGGTTTGGAAGCAGGTGCACTTGGTGCAGCTCCAACAGAGCGTCAGCTAATTGCAGTTGGACAGGCTCCAACTTCAGAGGCATCAGAAACTGAGCGTGTATATTATGCACGTCGTGTTCTTTCTGTTGAGCAGTCACAGTTCTCTTTGGCTCGTACAGCAGCAACAACATTCCCAGTAACATTCCGTCTGCTACCAGACGTAAATGCTGTTGGTTCAGAATACGGTAAGATTATTGACCGTGTTATAACACTTTAATTATTAATATAATTAATATCAAAGCCCCCAAGAAATTGGGGGCTTTGGTGTTGTATCCGTATAATGGTTATGCTATAATAATTTAGACGATCCTTAAGGAGGATAAAATGGCAACAACAGTATATGACGTAGAAGAGATTGAACTACAAAGCGGGGCTAAAGTAAAGCTCAAGCCATTATCAATCAAGCAACTACGCAAGTTTATGGAAGTAATTAAGAAAGTGCAAGATGCAGAAGACGAGACTGCAACACTTGGAATTTTAGTTGAAGCATGCGGAGTAGCATTAGAAGTTCAACTACCAGATCTTGTTAAGGATATAGACAAGCTTGAAGAAGCATTAGACGTTCCAACAATCAATCGCATTCTTGAAGTTTGCGGAGGAATTAAGATGGACGACCCAAACCTAATAGCGGCAGCGGTACTGGCTGGTCAGAACTAGATTTAGCCGCTTTAGAGGGTCAAGTTTTTCTTCTAGGACACTGGAAGAATTACGAAGAACTAGAAGAAAATTTATCGATGCCAGAGTTAGTTCAAACAATAACAGCGATAAATGAAAAAGAGCATAACCAGAGAAGATTTGCAGCATCACTAAAAGGAATACAATTAGATGATGCTGTAGAAGAAAAAGAAAAAGGTTCTACCTTTGAAGACATCCAAAGAAGAGCCCTTGGAATACATACATCAGCAGATGATGTTGTTAGTTTACAAGGACCCTTTGCAGCACAAGCTGGATTTGGAATCGGAGCAGGGTTAGGATACTCTAGGAGTGATTAGTGGCTGACGAACAAATTGTAACGAGTATAGTCGCCAAAGCCGACTTGTCTAGCCTTGTGTCTGAAGTACACAGGGCTAGTTCCAGTCTCCAACAATTACAAAGAGAGCTTCTTTCTTCAAACAGAGCAATAGCTTCTTCAACAAAGTTAGCAAACAACTTATTTAGAGATACATTAACAGGTAGCGGGCAGTTCTCTAGTCACTTTGTAAACCTTAATTCAGATGTAGACAAGTTTGGTAAAAACTTAGATGCTGGAAGATTAAAGCTTAAGAACTACTTCTCAACATTTAGAGAACATGCCACTACCCAAAAGGGTATGATTAGGGAACTTGCTAAAGAGCAAGTAATGCTTCAAAATTCAGTACTACAGCCGTTGGGAAGAAATGCCCAGGGGCTAATGCAGTATAACGTAATGATTCCAAGAGGTCTTGATGCTGTAAAGAATAGTGCACAGCTAGCTAGAATGGAAATGCAGATTATGAATCGTGCATTGTCAGAAGGAGCTGGATCTTTAATTAACTGGGGTAAAAATACTCAGTGGGCTGGTAGACAGCTTACAGTAGGATTAACTGTCCCTCTTACAATGTTCGGTGCTGCAGCAGGAAAAGCTTTTAGAGAAGCAGATCAAGAGCTTGTAAGACTAACAAAGGTTTATGGTGGATTAGCTTCAACTTCAGCAGCAGATTTAAAAGCAATTAGAGAAGAAGTTGTTCAGACAGCAAAGTCTTTATCTCAAACTATGGGAGCTTCTTTTAAAGACACAATTGCTTTAGGTGCTGATATTGCTGCAACTGGAAAAATGGGTAACGATCTTTTAGGTTCTATAGAAGAAACAACAAGACTAGCAATACTTGGTGAAGTAGATAGACAAGATGCTATGAAAGCAACTCTTTCAATTCAAACAGCATTTAAGCAAAATACAGAAGAGCTTACGGCATCAATTAACTTTCTTAACGCAGTTGAAAACCAAACATCTACAACACTTAATGATTTAGTAGAAGCAATTCCAAAAGCTGGTCCAGTTGTACAGCAGCTTGGCGGCAGCATTGAAGACTTAGCCCTTTATATGACTGCAATGAGAGAGGGTGGAATTAATGCTTCAGAAGGCGCAAACGCATTAAAGTCAGGTTTAGCTTCTTTAATTAATCCAACAAAACAAACAATCGGAATGATGTCAGATTTTGGTATAGATGTAATGGGAATGGTTGCAAAAAATACTGGAGACACAACTGGGTTATTAATGGATTTGCAATTTGCTCTAGATAAACTGGATCCTTTAAGTAAGGCTAGAGCAATGGAGCAGATGTTTGGAAAGTTCCAGTTTGCAAGAATGAGCGCACTTTTAAATAACCTAGGTAAAGAGGGAAGCCAGACTTTACAGGTTATGGAATTAATGAAAGCAAGCACTTCAGATTTAGCAGGAATTGCTGAGCGAGAATTAGGAATGATAACAGAGTCAGCTTCTGGAAAATACAGAAGAGCAATGGAATCGCTAAAAGCATCTCTTGCAGATATTGGAGAAGACTTTCTTCCAGTTGCAACAAAGCTTATAAATGCCGCATCAAAGATACTAGACTTCTTTAGTAATTTACCAGCACCAATTAAAAAAGCAGTAACATTTATGGCAGGATTTACTGCATTAGTTGGACCACTTATTATGTTAACGGGTGTGCTTGCTAACTTCTTTGGATATATAACAAAAGGAATTGTACAGCTTAGAGCATTTTTCATGAAAGCAAGCGGATGGAAAATGCTTACTCCAGAAATTATTGCCGCACAAAAAGCAGCAGAGATGGTCGAGAATGCATTTTATTCAGATGCAGCTGCGGCTCAGGTTCTTCACAATGCATTACAAAAACTTGTTTTAGATTATCAAAACCTTCAAGCTGCATCAATGAAGGGTGCAGTTCCAGTAAATCCAGGAGTAAGCACAGTTGGTGGATCCACAATAGTTACTGCTGGAAGAAGAATTGTAGATGCTTCTGATCCTTATGTGGGAGATCCTAATACAAGGGCAATGTCACACATTAATCCTAGAGACCCAAATAATCCTGCAACAATATTTGGAGGGGTCCCAGGAGCAGTTCCAGTAAACAGAGGAATAGCAAGAACTCCTCAAATGTACATGCATGATAGACTTCCAAACGTTGAGGGTCTAACAAGTGTTAAGGGAATATCAACTGGAATTGTTCCAGGAGAGGCAGCAAAATTCCATGCATTAATGGCAACACTTGGAATGCAGACAGAGCAAGAAGTAGCATCATTAAAGAAAACAATTGCTATGGGTGGAACAGTAAGCAGAGAACTTCTGGATACATTCGATGATATTCTTCCAATAACTCAAAGATTTGCCGACAGCGCAGCAACACAAGCAGCAGCAATAGTTCAACAATTAAGAAATTCAGAAATAACAGTTGAGCAAGCAAAGGCAAGAATACTTGCACTAAACGCACAAATAGAAGCAGACATGGGTGCTGCAGTAACTGCATACGCTGCATCACGAGGAAGAACAATTGATTTAACAAGAGCTCCAATGATGGGCCAGCCAGTCGTTGATGCAAATGGACAGTTTACGCTAAGAGATTTATATAAGAAAAAAGCAAATGCTTCTGTAATGGAAGAGTTTGGAAGACTTCGAGGCATAAGAACATTTGGAGCTCCTTACAGTATTCAAACTACTAGAATGCCTAGATTTAATGATGGTGGAGGCATCGAGTCTTTTGGCCCAGGCAAGACTATGGTTTCTGGACCATCTTCAATTAATTATGATGACAGACTTGGCAGTGTTCCAGTTGGCGGGTATGTATTAAATCAGCAAGCCGCAATGGATCCAGCTAATGCTGCATTAGTAGCTATGGCACCAAGTACTTATTTAAATAACGGTGGAAATATTACTGCAGCTCTTACTCCACGGGAAGTAGTATTCGGACCTCAAATTCAAAGAATGCCTGAGCTATATGCAGCAGTAGATGCAGCAAACAATGGTTATAATTTTGGCGGGCAGATCATGGATGGAGTTACTGGCTATGGAAAGAAAACTGCAAGAACTCCAAATGTAGAAGATAAAGCTTATTACAAGAAGCAGTTAAAAGAATATTTAAGATTTATTAATAACCCAAGATATGAAGACGACATCAGAGTAAGAATGATTATGCTTGATGCTGCAGAGCTAGCACATACAGCAGGTATACCAGTAGACAAGGCTATAAAAATTGCTTCGAGTAATTTTGATTTAGCAAAGAGTGCATCTGGTGGATCAATTGAAAAGTTTATTGAACAAAGAATTAAGCAGGTCAAGGGCCTAGAGAGAAGATATCCATCATTAAAACATCCAGATTCTTCATCTACAAGAACTCCTAATAGCAAGGCTTTAAACTACAAGCTAAATGATGTTAGATCGGCAATGCTTAGGAGCCCAAGATTTAAAAATGTTTTTGATTTAATTGATGGAATATCTCCAACCACAATAAAGAACCCTGGCGGAATGCCTTTGCTAGAAGGACTTCATGTTAGAGGCCACGTACTTAGACACGGACAGGTAGGATACGCAACCAGAGGTCATATGGGAGTTGCAGCAGTACTTCCTCATGGAATTAATAGTTTAATGTCACGACTTCAGGGGATAGGAATTTCTCCAGATGTACTAAGTTTAACAGGCCCAGATGCAAGAAAGAATTTTGAAATAGCGCTAAAGTCTGTCGGAATGCACAGAATGACAAGCGTAGACGACATTGCAACAGCGCTAGAAGACAATAATTTATTTAAGAGCAAATCAGAAATTCAATCAGGAAGAGCAATTAGAGCAACCTCAAAACAAAGAAATGATTTGCAAATGTTCCTAGAGGCAGTAATGTCTAGGAAAAAATGGGTTATGATCCCTAGAGGAAGACCTCCTATTATGACTCCAGTTCTTGCAAAATTAAATAAGGGTGGAATGATCCCAGGCGGAAGTATATCTAGGGGTAGAAGTTCTTATGGCAACCCAATGCCTTTATTGGCACCAGAGAAGATGCTTAAAATTTTAACAACAGCAAAGCAATTAAGCTCAAGAGAAGCACTAGGCTCATTTGCCGATACACCAATAACTCAGTACGGACATAGAATTGCTGGCAGCTCTGGCATGAGCTACCCGATACCTGGTGTATCTGGTGTATACAGAGACGCTAAAGGTAAACTAGTTTTTGTTAAAGGCGTCTCACATGAAGCAGTTGCAATTCATGAGCCAATAGGGGCGGACATTGTTAGAAAGGGGTTTAAGATAAATACCCCAGTAATGGGAGCTAGAACAGTATCTAATCCTTTAGACCCAACAAAAAATAGTAAACTTCTTGCTCTAGAATCAGACTACGACCCACGCTTTGTAAAAACTAATGTGCCATGGGATGAAGGTACAGTAATTAGACAGCTTGCCGCTTCTCTTCTTATGAATAATAAAGATTTGTCTAGGTCAAATGTATTTGGTAACTTTAATCCAGATGTTGGACAATCTGGAGTATTTACTAGAGCATCTGGAAATACAGCAGTCGCAAAAGCTGAAGAAATGAACTCAATGGAAAAACAAGCAATGATTAACTTGCTTGCTGTTAGAGGCGGAGCAAGAAAAGACTTTGCACGTGATACAGCTCCAATAGTTGCTAAGATGAGCCCAAGAAGATATGGTCGACTAATGAAGGATGCATTAGTGCAAGCTCGTCCAGAATTAGTAAAGATTATAAACGGATTGCCTAAAGAAATTCGTGGCCCTTATATTGCAATGCTTAAAAGGTTGGATGATGGAATCGAAGTTGATTGGAGTAAATACCATTCTTTGCATGCTAATCCAACATACCTTAATGCTGGAGGTCCAATCGGCGGAGGCTTAATTAGAAGAGGTAGATATGCCTACGGTGCTAAAAAAGATGGATCAAGAAGATCAGGAAATCCAGCAAAAAGAGCTGAGCAAGAAAGATTAAGAGCAGAAAGAGCAGCATCTTATCAGCCAACAAGATCTGGCTCTTCTTACACAGCTACTGGTAATCCACAAGTACAGGTTACCCGTGTCCCTTATGTTGGAGGAACTGGAGTACGTGGAAACGCTTACACTGGACAACTTACTCCTTCTGCAGCTAGAACTATTAGCACAATGAGGCTGGCACAATTCCCTTATATGAATATGCCAACTATGCCAATGAACATTCCAGGGATTGGAAATACAGCAGCAATAACACAAGCATTTTCGTCTGTATCTTCTTCTATACAAAAGGGTTCAATAAGATTCAACCTAGAGCTACTCAACGCAGCTAGTAAAATGGGAATTGCCTATAAGCAGTCTACAATGTCAATCATAAATGTTTCAAAGACTGCAGTAGCAACAGCTAGAAATTTTGCAACATCATCAGCTGATATGGCTAAAGGTTTTGTGCAAAGAAGACAAGCTGAAATATTAAGAGAGCAGGCTTTAGTTACAGCAAGACATTATCCTAATGGAGGATTCGATCCTTATCAAAGATCATACTTCGGGCCTGGAATGGTCGGAGACTGGAGAAGCACTGGTCAAGATGGAATACAGAAAAGAAAAGTAGGAAGCCTCGGATTTAGAAAAACAGAGTATATGATTGATGGTCAGCATATGACTAAGGCTCAAGCAAAGGCAGCAGGAGTTGCTTTGCCTCCAAGAGGTATGGGCATGGGCAGCCAAATGGGAATCGGAATGGCTGGATCAATGGGCGGTATGGCCTTGATGCAGAAAGAAAAGGTTAACGTACTTGGTTATGAAATGTCTGGAGCATCAGCAGGAATGGGTGTTATGGCTGCAAGCAGCATACTTCCATTCTTACCATATGCAAAAATGGGTGCTGGACTTAAGAGCGCAGGAACTGCATCAGTAGGTCTTGCAAAAGGAATGGCAGCGGCAGCTAAAGCTGGAACATTCTTTATAAAAATACTTCCAAAATTGCTACACTTTGCCAAAGCCTTTGGCCCAATCGGATTAGTTATAACAGCAGCTGCAACCGCATTCTCAATATTTAAGGCCAATAACGACGCATGGCAAGATGCCAGAATGGGTCTTTCTATGACCGAAAAGGCGGCAGAGCAGGCTGGAGTTAAATACTTTAACCTTCAAGAAACAATGCAAGGCTATCTTGATAAGCAAAAGGCTGTAGCAATTGCAGGCAAGGCCTCACAGTATAATTCAATAGGAATGCCTGGACTTCCACAGTCTATAGAAGACATGAAGAAGGCAAAAGAAGAGGGTAAGGGCCTAACAGATTTAATTGAATCTATTAATAGGTCTACAAGTGCTGCTGAAACTAAGAGACTCGTAGCAAATCAAAAAGCACAATATATTGCAGGTGGAATGAGCATAGCGGACGCAAATAGAAAAATATACGGAGCGATGCTTAACAGTGAAAAATCAGGTCAAGTATTTAATATTATAGGCAACAGTGCATTTGGATCAATTACTGATAAGGCTTCAGCAGCAGAATATTCTGTTAAGAGCTTAATCAATACATTAAATAATGGCGACGGAACCGCTGACTGGGGCAAAGAAGTTGGCGTAGGCTTTGAAGGATTAATAAATGTATTTAGCTCAGCTACAAATTCTTTGATTGGAACAAAAGATGCTTTAGGAAATGTAATAGACGAGTACACTGCATATCAAATGGTTATGAGTGATGCAGAAAGTAATAATCCAAAAATTAATGAGGCAATAGGACAAAGTGTTTATTCAAATTTAATTGACTCACAGCCACTGTTAGAGCTAATTGCAAATAAATCAGATAGCATTAAAGGCATATTGGCAAAGTGGAAGTTGTTTACATCTGGAGTTAATATAGACTTAAGTAAGATTGATTCAACCTTAGCAATTAAATTAGCTGGATTTTCCCAAGCAATTGGAACAGGAATTCAAAAATTAACTAATTCAGCTGATAATGCAACTACATTCTCTTCAGTTGGATCGGCACTAGAAAGATTAAAGAAGACCATCGGATCTGTATCTGCAGCATCTCAAAGAGCAGCTAATGCTGCACAAAGAAGTGCACAAGAAGAGTTAAAGCTAATTTCCAAAAAGATTAAACTTATTGATGATGAAAAAAATAAAAAGCTGGAAGCGCTAAGAGCAACACAAGAAGCATCTAACTATGCGCTATCTTTGCAAAAGCTACAGATAGAATATGCTGATGCGGTATCTCGTGGAGACATGGCTACAGCAAATCGTGCTCAGCTAGAGATAGATCAGCTTACAATGAACAGGCAAACAGAACTTGCCACTAAAGCAATTGAAGATGCTGCAGCAAAAGCTAAGGCACCACTAGAAAAGAAGGCGACTGACATACAGGATGCCTCAGATAAACGATCTAATACTATTGCAACAAATCAAGACAAAGCCGCTTCTGCATCAGAAATAGCTGCAAAGCTTACAGAGTTCCAAGAAAAATATAACGAAATAGTTGAAAGAGGAATTCAGGCTCAGGTACTTCCAGATGCAGAAAGAAAGAAAGAAGAAAAAGCAGTTAGAGAGTCTTTACTTGCATTTGCTAAAGAAGTTCAAAATGCTGGAACTGGAAGCTCTGCTCTTTCAAAAGAAATACGTAACGCATTCTTTAAGCTAGGGCTATTTGACAAAGATGGAAAAGCAATTCCAGTAACTACAACAAAACCTACAGGCGGAATGCCAACAGGAGTTGATGCAAACGGCAAACCAATAATTCCAACTACCACTACAATAAACTCAGGGCTAACAGAGCAATTTGCTAAAGATATGAAGGCAGTAACCTCCCTTGCACTAGATATAACTGGAGGAACTACTTTAAATCAACTCAGACTAGATTTGCTAAAAGCTCTAGGAAAAAGCAGTTCAGCAACAGCTGACCCAACAACAGTTGGAGGCAAGGTTGTGCCTGGTAAAGGTGGAAATCCAACAAAGTACTTTGACTCTAAGGGTAACCAGATAACAAAAGAGCAATATGAAAGTATGCCATCTTCTTCACCTGGCGGCGGAACTAATTTTTCAGTACCTATAGATGGATTAAAGAGCAAATCTTTTGGAAGCATGTCTGCTGTACAGAGAGAATTTTTTGAGTTAAATGGTGGTAAAGGAGAGTACAAGAGTGTTGATGGATATAAATACTTAGCAAATGGTTTGGTCTACAAAGACAAAGCTATTGTAGGCCGATGGTGGCATTTCTTGCCAAATGGTAATGGCAGAGTTAAAACTTATAGTGAGGGATCCCCTGGAGGAGTTGTATCTGGTCCAGGAACTGGAACATCTGATTCTATTCCAGCAATGCTTTCAAATGGAGAGTATGTAATAAAAGCAGCTTCTGTTGCGAAATATGGAACTCAAACATTTGATGCACTGAATGCTGGAAAATATGCAGATGGTGGTTTAGTACTTAATGAGCCAAGGCCTGCAGTCGACTATACCCCACTTCCCTCTACACCAATATCAAAGCTAGGTAAAACTACACAAGCGCAGATTAAGTATTTAAGAGATTGGACCAATTTATTAAACACCTACTATGCTGCAAAGTACAAGGACATTTTTAGCTTTAAGCCAGGAGAAAAAATTGTAACTTCATTAGATACAATGCCTGTTGTCAAAGGCACCAAGGTAGTTAAAGATCCAGATAAAGCTTTACTTGATACCCAACAGTACGGGGGGCAATATAGACATTACGATTCTTCAATAACTATGGGCTTAGGCTTGGCTGGAAAACCAATGTTTATACCAAATCCAATAAATGAACCATCCACAATGAAAAATCTTAATCTAATCTCGTCCTTTCCGTTTTTAGCAAAAGGAATGTCTCCAGTTGATTACATAGAATCTATTTCAAAGGATGCACAAAAAAATCCATATGGAAGAATGGAAATTTTAACTACATTATTCCATGAATTTGCTCATGCGCTACAATTTAGAATAAACGGATACATAAAAAATTCACAAAAATCAAGAGGATTAACTGATGTAGGAGATCCCAATAAGCCAACTCCAGGATTCCTTAATATAGAATCTGGAGCCGATGTAATGGCTGGCGGTATATTTAAAGAAATGTATTCCAACGGATATATTCCTCAAATAAAAAAGTCTGTTATAGACACGCTTCTTAAAAGCCAAACTCTGACTGCATCTTACGGAGATGTCCCAGCATTTGATAAAAGAGATCCATCTTCTGAAAACTTCACCTGGCATCCATATAACAATAATTTTAGATTTAAATCTGTTATGACAGGATTTGGAATGGGTGACAGTGCATCTTTTGACGATACACTTACACTTAGAAAACAGTACCTCACAGAAAATGGTGGAGTTCCAATAACATTTGCAGAAATAGGCGACTCTGCTGCAGCAATTGCTGCAATAACTCCAAACATGATTCCAAAGGGATTTCATAAAGGAGGGCCAGTCGGTCATAGGCATGGAAGAAATGCTCCTTCAACATCTGGCAATACAGCTCCTTCACAAGGTTCTTGGTGGGATAAACTTGGATTAAAGATGTCTTATAAGCCAGACGGAATGATGAACCCTGTAGGAATGACTGGGTTTGGCATTCTTGATGCAATAAAATCTTTAGGTGCCGTAGCTATCGGCAGTGTTGTTCCATCTCTTCCTGCAAGAGAAAGAGACATAGCAAGCGCTGCAGAAACAACACTTGTAGGTCCAGCATCCAGATTATTTGGAAGTGAAAGATTCCCAAGTCCATGGGGAGAATCAGGGCTAGGAATGTCAAGCGGATGGTCAAAAGGAATGGATGTGGCTTCTATATTAGCAGCCGTTGTACCATTTGGAATGGTAGCCAGAACTTCTCAACAAACAGCAGTAAATGCTGCAGCATTTCCAGCAGCAAGAGCAGCAGCATCAGTAGGTCTTGCTAAACCAAAACCAACATTGCCATCACTGATGCCTGATGTCTTAAAGCCCAAAAAAGTCATGCCATCCGAATATTCTTTAGCCTATGATGCATCTGGATCTATGCATAGAATAGAAGTTAAATTAGGAGATGAGGTTGCAGGATACCTAACATGGGATAAAGAGACGGGGGTTGTTGAAAACTTACAGGTATACCCTAAACACCAAGGCAAGAATGTTGCAACAGCAATGTACAACAAGGCTCAAACAATTGCCCCAATTACACACAGCTCATACAGAACTCCAGCTGGCGATATATTTGCACACAGCATTGGAGACCCAGTTGTACCTTTAAACGATAGTTGGCTTCCAGGAGATTGGACACAGGCGCAACTTGACGCAGCAAAACTTAGAAATAAAAATCATGTAGTTACACAATTACCTAAAGTTAAAGATCCAGACCTAGATGGCTTCTCTGGACCAGATATAGTTGGAGGACAAAGAGTAGTAGGAACTGAAAACTGGGGCAGCCTAATAACAGAAAATAGTGATATTATGAAAATATTAACTGAATTAAGCGCATTTTATAAAGTTGATGTTCGTCCTTCAGTTATTAGACAGAAAATGACTCCTGGCACCGCTGGATATCATCGCAGTGACACACAGTCAGTGTATTTCCCAGATAAAACTAGGGGTGCCGTTGTAGCTCATGAAATAACGCATGCGGCGGACTTTCAGGGAGCTTATTGGTCTTTTGAGGACATGCTGAAGTATCTATTAAAGACAGATAGAAAAGCCGCAGAGATAGTATTTAATGAATCAATGATGAATTCTTATGGCGTAGCTAAAAGTGGTGGAAATAGACCAGCATGGCTTTATGATTCGGTAGCCAGTAATCTAGAAACATATGCACCACAGCATCTACCATACTGGAGAGGCCTATTAGAAAAAAATGCAAATTCGCAAATACCTAATATAAAGCCTGCAGGATTAGATTTGGGCAATCCTTATGCTGATATATATGGATTTAAATTAGCTTCAATGCTTAAGTCATCTATGCGTGAAGGGTCCACACACTATAGAAGTCCTAAATTTTGGGAAGCACTAATAGCAGATGAAAATATTCCTTCCCACCTTGCTAAAAAGGGAGAAGGTTATATCGCGGCATTAAATAGATATCGTGTGGATGAAACTACACCAAATGATTCATTCCAGCTTAAAAAATTATTGGAGTACGCAATAGCGACTAAAATGGCTAAGGGTGGATTAGTGGGAATACCTAAATTTGAAGCGGGAATTAATGTGGTCCCAGCTGACATGTTAGCAATGATTCATAAGAATGAAGCGGTAATTCCAGCCAACATGAATCCATTTAATCCAAATGCTACATCTTCCGCCGTGGCATCAGGATCAGTATATAATATTAATGTAGAGCTAAACGGAACTACAGTAACAGCAAAAGACGTTGCAATGGAAATACATAGAGAGATGAGAATAAAAGAAATGGCAGCTGGAGTAAATAGAACGGTGGGCAAATAATGAGTTTTCAAAAACTACCCAAAGGATCAATTCTATACATTGAGGCAACAGACCCATATGCAATTGATACAGCTACTAACTCTTTTGATTATAAAGGCGGAACTGCAGTTGCTCCAGGAAACACATATACATCTGCAGTAGCAACAACCAACGGGCTAGCCCTAAGCTCAAAAACACAATTAAGATTTAGAAGAGTTTCAGAGCATAATAGAAGTCCATTGTCTTTTAATAATAATAGAATTGAGCAGTCTACCAGAATGGCAAACGGAACCCTTAGAAGATATTTTGTTGCAGATAAATTAAATATATCTATGTCCTGGGAAATGCTTCCATCTTTTCGAAATGAAACAGTTGACGGAGGTTGGGGAGCTGAAGATTTAAAGAATTTTTATGAGAGCCCAGCTGGCCGTGGCCCCTTTAGAATAAAACTTAATCCAACAGCTTTTAATCCAGAGTTAGTTGAACAAGCCGATGGATTTTTAGCAGATGACTATACGTATACGGTTATGTTTACTTCATGTGATTTTTCTATTGTAAAAAGAGGACTTCAGACCTACTGGAATGTTACCATATCACTGGAGCAAGTATGATACCTGTATCAACCGCTACAAGAGATTTATTAAAAAAGGGATATTCTATTTCGACTTCGGCGGGAGCAACAATTGAGTACAACTTAAACTCAATGGTAGAAAATGTATCTGCAACTTCAGATGCAATGACAAATAATTATAGCGTGGCATTTAAAAAGCTTTTTCCAATAGATACAATATATAAGCCATTCAGACCACTATCACCAGGAATTAAATATTTAGTGCATACAACTAATAGCACAGATACCCCTAAAGATTCTTTTGAAAACCCTAGAGATGTGTCATTAGGAACAAAGCCTAGGCTGTACTATCCTGGCCCAGACATTGTGTATAAATATTGGTTGGCACCAAAAGATACTAATATTAATATATCTGTAAACTATTTTGTAGATGATACTGTTACATCTGAACCTAAGATAATACCTGTTAACAAAATTATTGCAAGATTTGAAACAAATCATGACAAACCAACTTCGTGGACCATAACTGGAGTTAAGCCAGACAACACAACAATATCTGTAACTGGTACAACACTTAATTCAAATGGAGAAGCAGTAATATACTACAACGGATCCACATGGTCTACAACAGAGCCAGCAACTTACACTACTACTCAAAACCTAAAAAGAATATCTTTATCCGCTGTAAACTCAAAGACTGGAAAATTTATTGGAGTTATTGAGTTTAGTCCTAGGTGGGTTATAAATGTTGATTCTGACATTATGTCATTTTTGGTCAATAAAGAAACAACATCAGATGATACATCAATTGTCCCAGTTGGAATAATTACAGCAAACTATTTAAATATGTTTATATCTAAGCCGCATACAACTTCCAGGTCAATTGTTGAGTATGATAGGAATGCAGCAATTGATAGTACTAAAATTTATTTATTAAAAAATGCATTAATTAAGCCATATATAAATGTTGGAGATGGAGCAACATCTCAAAAGGTTCCTCAAGGATCATTCTACGTAAATACATGGTCATTATCAGAATTTGGAGAAGCTTCAATAGATGCTACAGATGCTGCAAAAATATTGCAAGATACATTATGCCCACAGTTGCTAGTACAAGACTCACCAATAACTTCAATTATAAAAAGAATATTAGACTCAATTGGATTTTCTACATATAAAATTAACGTTAAGACGGTAGATGGTAAAGTTGATGATGACTCCATTCCTTCCCTGTCTTACTGGTGGTCTGACGGAGATAAGACAGTGTGGGATGTTTTACAAGAATTATGTAGAGACATACAGATGAATGCTTTTGTAGATGAATATAATACACTAAACTTTTACAGCAGAAATTTTATATATGATAAAACAAGAGAGCCATCGTGGACATTTACAAGCGAAAATATAAATGTTAACTCTGTGCTAGATTATGCCCCTAACATACAATCATTATCAACTAAAGAACTTTTTTCTGCAAACCAAGTAAGGGTTAGATACTCTACTGCATTTACAGCATCTAATACTGAGTCATCATCCCCACTTTGGAAATCAGATACATCATTTCTTGGAGCTGGAGCATTAACAAAAAAAATTGATCTTTCTAGCACAGACTTTTCGCTTCAGCCTAGCGTAGTTAATTCTGATAGAACAGATAGAATACTTGATCAGTTTAGCGGATATGTTTTAATTAACGGCGAAATTATTGAATATGATGGAGTATATTATCAGTATGTTCCAGTAAACGGAACTACTCCAATAGAAGTATTAATTAAAAGCCAATCCGATATTTGGAAATACTCAGCATTGGCAAAACCAGGTTATAAGAATTTTCAACCAACTAACAGATATAGTATTAAAACAAGAGGTGCATTATCAACATCTAAATCAGTTCATGAAGTTGCTCCAGATTCTTATATAAATAAAGCAGGAGAGAATGATACAAATAAATTTAATAAATATTCAATCACATTAGCAACACCAGATATAGCAAAAGATAAGCCAGGTTCGGGTAGTTACTTTATTCCAACTGGAAGTACAAGTAAAGGAATTAGAAAAGGGTTTTTAGCTATTTCTAATCTAGACCAAAATAAAAAAAGTTTTGATATTGCAATTAAAAAATTTGAATCAGTAGCACCCTCTGGCCCTTATTTTTCATTTGGCACTAGAATGTTTTTTGAAAGTCAGCTTAATACACCAGAGCAGGTAGGGGGAATAGGATTCTGTTTAGATTCTGACGGTAAAAATGGATATTATTTGCTAGTAAGAACAACTGCATATGCAGAGCTACAAAAAGATATAATGCTAGTAAAAGTTCAAAATGGAAGACTTACTGTTTTAAAAGATAGCCAGCAAAGCTCCACAAAAACACTAGCTGGAATATATGCTGGCGTTTCTTATAATATTGATATTTTACTTAAGCCTTCGGAGCCACTGCCTGGGGGAGCATTTAAAAATATAATTACAGTATTTATTAATGGATATAAAATAACAGCGGTAGATTCAGGATATGACGGTCCAAGCATTTACGTACCACCGATATCAATAACAAAAAATGTCGGTGTTCATTGCGGTCAAGGAGTTGCATATTTTGAATACCTTTATGCTAAAACAATTCCACAAGCAGTTTATGAGAAAAATAGCAAGGCAATTATATATGAATATAATGGCGTATATTCAGATGACACTGTCTCAATGCTGTATGGAGATATTATATATAATGATGGAGAATCAGTTTCTGACAACACTGGCCCAGTATTTGAATTTGGAACTACGGCCAGAGAGATTAAAAAAACAAAAATATCATATGAAGATAGACCAGCCATACCAATTACTTTTAGAACATCTTTAAATAAATATGTAACTGTATTAGATCAGAGATTACAGCCATTTGGAGCAGAGAGCTATGTTCTAAATAACACATCTACTACAGTAGCTCTAGATGATAATAATAATACAAGCTTTTATGTTTTAGGTAACTCAATTCAAAGATCGGGAGTTATAGACTATGATACAGACCAGTCTACAGATTCTTCAAATAAAGAGTCCGTAGTATTTGACTCAGTATGGATTCAAAGAGAGCAAGACGCTAAAGCTCTTGCTGAATGGATTAAGTCCAATGTATTAAATAAAGGAAGATTTGTAGACATGACGGTCTTCGGTAACCCAATAATTTCGGCTGGAGATATAGTTAGAATTAACTATCCAATACTAGGTATGGATACAGCAACTAATAAATATATAGTTACAAAATGCACCCTAGAATATAGAGAGGGGCTTACCACAACAATTGCATGTAGAGCAATCTAAAGGCATAATGGTATAATAAATAAATGGGAATTCAAGCAGGTAAAACGGTAGTACTATATGACGATGACCCACGCCTTGCCGATGTGTGGAAAGGCAACACTGGAGAAACCAAGTCCAGGACTGAATCTGGAGACGGCGGCGGCGGAGACGGCGGCGGTGGAGACGGCGGAGATGGCCCTACAAGACCACAGCTTAACGATATAATACTAAAAGGATTTGAAACATATAATGATTCAAATGGCATGCAAAAGCAAAAAGCAAAGTTTAGAATTTATAACTCAAGCAAGCAAGAAATAGATGGCTTCTTATTTGCTTTGACCATATCTGATACTCAAGGAGGAAGAGCATGATAACAAAGTTTGGAAAAAGATTCTTGACCAACTTTATAGCTGGTAACTCATCTCTTTCGTCAAAAGAAATGGCTATAGGAATTGCAACTTCAACAGAGTATCCTCTTGCAGATACTAACTCAAGACTAGGATTTGAATTCTATAGAATTCCAATTAGGCAGGGCGGAATAGATATTGATGCAACCTCATCACCAACAAAGTACACAGTAATATTTTCTGCAACTCTTCCTACAAACATAGCAGGAAAAATTAACGAGATAGGAATATATTCTGGACAATCTTCTACCAGAAATATTTACGATAGTAAGTTCCTTTCAAATTTTGAATTGCCATACCAATGGACTCCAGAGCCAGAATTAGATCAGGTAAATAGCAGAGTATTAGATAGCTCTTTGACATTTACTTCAAACTCAACATCTCCAAGGGAGTACACTTACCCAATACTTGACTTGGACATTTCTGGATATAATCCACTTGATACAATGTGTCTTTCATACAAAGCAAATGACGCAAACCTGTCTTCTGTGAAAGCAAGACTATACAGCTCTGATTCAGACTATATGGAGTTTACTTTTACAGGGCATTCTGTAGGAAACAATATAAAGTCTTTATATATGTCTCAAGGTGTTACTACTGGTACATTTAATTCACAAGGTATAAATAAGCTTGGAATAATAATTACCCCAACCACTTCTGCAACTTCAGTATCTATGGACGGGCTAAGAATAAATGATGAGGATACTTTTGACCCAGACTATGGATTAATTGCTAGATCTATATTAGACTCAACAATGGTTAAAGTAATTGGAAGAGAAGCAGCAATAGAGTTTAAACTAGATTTATCGTTTGGTAGCTAGCATGTCTGAGCAATATAAAGATTTAGGAATTACTCAAAGTAAAGACGGAGACTATTGGGATATAGTCATTCCAGATTTAGACTTTGATACAGACTATGCTTTACAAGCAGGATGGGTCTATACAGATAAGTCAAAAGGAACAAGTGAGTTATCAGATAGATTTAATTTTACAACTGATGATCAGGTAGGACTGCTTGCACCTCAATTTACATTAAACGATTTATCTGCCGAAGGCTCCATACTTTATATAAACTGGAACGGAAAAGATTCTAGCGGACTTGAATATCCCAGCTCTATTTTAAAACAGGTAAACGTATGGATTAAAGGTGGAGACTTCGGAACTGAATTTAAGCAGTATGGAACATCTTTTACAAAAGCTGGTCTTATACAGATTAATGCAACAAAAAAAGCTACCTATTGTGTAAAGCTACAGGCGGAAACAAAGCTAAATAAATTCTCTTCATTCTCAAGCTCATTTTGTGTAACAATGTTAAGAGAGCCAAAGGCTGTATATGACATTAGACATCAGTGGGATAATGTAGGTAACTTGTCAGTATTTTGGAAGTTTGATCCAACATTCAAAGATGATAATTTTGACAATACACTTGCAGACTCGTTTGGATTGCAGATGCTCGATACTGCAAATGATACTGATGCTACATGGTGGACATCTGTAGAAAAAACTAAGTTGCCTCCACTTGAGCAAAAAATAACAATTTCTGTAAACCAGCTTCAAAAAGTATTTGGTCAGTCTACAGCATTTGAAATTGACTACGACACATTTATATATGTAAGAGATAAAAATTTACAAACAAGCTTAGTAACTGGCTACTTGCTCACAAAATATTCAGATCCTCTTACTGCTCCATCTATATCTGCAGTAAAGTCACCAATGGCATACAATGTTTCATATACAGCCAATTCACTTTTTGATAAAATATACGTAGAAGACAGCACAAATAACGGAGCAACATGGAATGTTGTTGCTGTTACTTCGTCTAACCCAGCCTATATTGCTACTACCAATTCACTAGAAAGAATGGTTAGGGCTAAGTTTTCAAAGAGGCTGGGTGGGTTTACTGGGTATAGCAATATTGTAACAGTTACACCAGACAAGATAGATCCAACAGATACAACAGCACCAGCAAATCCTACAGATGTTTCAGCAACAGCAACAGTTGATGCAAAAGACGGAACTGGATTTAGTGTTCAGGCAACAATATCTTTTACAAAATCTCCTGACTCAGATTGTCGTGGATATAGAGTAAGATGGACAACTCAAACAGAAAATCCTATTTATGAATATGGATATATTGATAATCCATCAAGTGGAACAACAGTTTCTTTTACTGTATCGGGACTAATACCTAATACAACATATTACTATCAAGTAGCATCTGTTGATCAGTTTAATAACACTCAGTCTTATACAACAGCAGGAACGTTTACAGCACAAGACAGCATTGCAACTGCTGAAGGCTCTCTTGCCAGATTAAAATCTTTTATATCAATTGGTGGTGCAACAGGAAACCTGTTTAAGCTTGGAACTGGAATATTAGATTCAATTAATACAAGTACAACAATAACTCCATCAATTACCGCTGCCCCACTCACTGGTTATCATGGAATACTTCTTAATAAGACTGGAAATAAAAATAACTTTTGGCTAACAACTGGTCAGATAAGAGTTGGTACCGATACACAGTTTATGTATTTTGATGGGGAAGATCTTTACTTAACGGGAGACATTAATGCAAGATCTGGATCTATAACTGGAAACCTAACCATGACTGGCGGAGGGTCTGTTATTGCCAAGACTACATCTAATGCGCTAAATAAGGTTACACTCAGCCACCTAGGACTATTTGCATATGATGCCGCAGGTACAGAAACAACACAAATTATTTCAAATGCTGCAATAGGAGCTCCAACCTTTACAACAGTAAAAGCTTTAATCGGAAACTGGACAGTCGGAACAAATACAATATCTGCAGGCGGAGTCACATTAAACTCGTTGGGATCTATAGTAGCAACAAATAGCGGATCATATGTAGGAATAAGACCACGCACTAGCTCTGGAACAGATGTTGTTCTATGGGCAGGAAATACAGAGTCTCCAGCAGCAAATAGTGCTGCATCAGGTCAGGCAGGATTTCAAGTAAACGCTAATGGACAGATGTATGCCACAGGAGCAATAATATCTGGTATTGTTACATTAGAATCTGGATCCTCACTTGGTGGATTAGTTCCAGACTCATCTAAGGTTTATTATTCAGCGACAGCACCGACCCCACCTACTGGCGGTCATAAAGAGGGAGATGCCTGGGTTGATACAGCAAACGGGAATCGCATAAATGTTTGGAATGGAACTGCCTGGGTAATAGCACAAGATTCTGAAGCTGTAAAAGCAACTGTAGCACAAAAAAATAAAACAACCTATGGAACAACACAGCCGTCTAGTCCTGTAATGGGAGACATATGGTTTGACACCAATACTGGAATAAACTATTTTAAAGTTTATAACGGTGCAGCGTGGGTAAGAATGAAAGACTCAGATATTACCGACGCTCAGGAACTAGCTGCAGCTGCACAGTCTTCTGCAGATTCAAAAGCACAAACTACATACGGAACAACAGAGCCAGCCTCTCCAAAAGCTGGAGATATTTGGTTTGATACAAATTTTGGATACTTTAAAAGATACAGCGGTACAGCTTGGGTACGAATGAAGGATGCAGACATTACTGCCGCCCAAGAAGCTGCTGCAAATGCCGCAACTAACGCAGGGCAAGCATTACTTAAAGCATCAGCTTTTGGAGTAGATGGATCTCTTGTATCAAGCTTAGGAGTAAAGCTAAATGAAGGCGGATCAATATATTCAACATACGATATAGGGACTGGCCCAAATAAACAAACTTTTGCAAAAAGTTATTATTCAAGCACAACACCAGGCTATTTTATTGGGTGGGAAAATCAATCAGGAGTAATTTATCCAGCGTTTAATGTAGGTAATGATGCTGCATATGTTAGATACTCAAGCTATACTCAGTCTCTTGAAGTAAAAGGTAATATCGTTAATGGTGGAGATTACTGGAACGGCAATGGATCATTTCAGTTTGGTGGAGCAACAGGAATAACAAAAGGCACAACGGGACAAGTTACAATTGGGTCAAATGTTTTAATTCAAGGAGACCTTACTGCAAAAGCGCTGCTTTCTGTAAATGGGACCAAGACAGTTGATATAAATAATGCTACAATTACATTGAAAGATACAGGCTCTGATTTTGGTTCATTTGGGGCTATGTATATATATAACAATAACTTTGCTGACACAGCTTCATTTGGAGCAACTGGCATTAGCATGAGTCAAGGTTTACAAACTTATGCACAATTTTGGAATGGAACCGATTATAAGTTTGCAGTAGGTTCTGGGAACTCAATAACTATTGAGTCAAATGGTGGAGGCGGAGGCACTGCACGGCCAATATATTTAAATGGAGTTGTTCAAATGGTTTTTGGTATAGGGCCAACAACAGTAGTCCAAGCAACTGGAACCGATCAATTTACAAGAGCATTAAGAAATATAACAGTAGCAACTGTTGCGCCATCAGGCGGCATACAGGGAGACATCTGGATACAGATATAGGATAGTTTATGCCATCAGATATATATGCAAAAACGTCAAGCGGCTGGTCTGGAGCTGTAAAAAAGATATATGCAAAAACAGGATCAAGCTGGTCAGCAGCAGCCAGATTTGTCTATGCCTATATAAATAGTGGTTGGACAAGAGTCTGGCCGCTTTCTGGAATATATTCAACAACAAGTCCTTTTGTATCAAGAACAAATTCTTCTTCAGAATTAAGTTACGGAACGGTACTAAGAGTTGGGTCAACAATTAGAGGTAATAGGGGAACATGGAACCCTAATGGATATACCATATCTTCATATGAATATAAATGGAGGGCATACACTACCGAAACTGGATTAGGAACTCAATACGACTCAGGGCTCTCAACCCTTTCTGGTACTACCAATGATCAATTAATAGATGGAACAAGTTTTGATAGAGGATGGCTAACTTTTTTTGTTAGGGCAAAGGCATCTGGAGGATCTGCATATGACGGATCCGATGAATCTTTAAGGTACTACGTTGTCAGACAAAGGCCACGCATATCTATTGGCACAACACCGTCATTTAATAATAATTCTCCAAAAGTTGATGATGTCATGTCGTACTCCTCTTCATGGGATACATCAGATGCATATTTGCCAGAGGGAACAAGAACAACTATTAAATGGTATAGAAATTCTTCTGCCTCAACCACTGGTGGAATTGAAATTCAAAGTAGCGGGTACTCTTATACTGTCAAAGAAGCAGACATTGATAATTATATTTATGCAGTAGAAACAACTTTTAATTCAGGATCAGACTATGACCTAGGTACCACGACTGGTGTTTCAGCTACCGCAATAACAAGCAGCCCAGCACAATCAGGCTTACTTCCCCCAGGACCGTTAACTGTGACTACATCCTCAACAACAAGCAGTTGGTCACTAAATATAACATTCGGTGCAAATACTACTTCAGCAAAAATAGAATACGGCGGAAGTATATATTATGGATATAGCGCAACAATTACATCATCAGGAACATTTACTCCAGTCGGACCATTTGCAAGCGATACAGAAAATTATTTTAGAGTAACCCCGTATAATCAAACCAAGCCTGGAGACCCAGTAACGGGTAGCGTAAGAACTAAAGTTCTTGTAACACCCCCAGGACCAGCTAGAAATGTTACTGCAGATAACGTGGCTGGAAGAGACTACAATGATGGTCAAGTACTTATAACTTGGGATCCACCGTTAAATAACGGCGGTGCTCCAGTAGACTACTATAGGGTCCAGTATGCTTATGACTATGACGTAAGCACATGGTATACGCTATCAGATAACTGGACCGCAAGTCCGATGTATGCTGGCCCATTTAGTGATGGGTATACTGTAAGGTCAAAAGTTTTTGCACATAATTCAGAAGGATATTCTGCAAGTGCGGTCTCTCCTCCACCAGGAACTTATGTAAATACAAAGGCAGAGCCTCTAGTTATTACAAGTGCTACTCGTCAATCTTCTACATCAATTCGCGTTGCCTTTACTCCAAGCGTACTCTACGGCGGAACAAAAGGAACGGGAGGAAGCAATGTTTTATACTTCTTAAGAACAGCATCAGATGAAGGATTCACATCTAGGCAAGTTACTACTTCTCCATTTACAATTACTGGACTAAATCCAGGATATGAGTATAGAGTCTTTATAAGAGCCTCAAATGATCAGGGAACTGCCGATTCAAATTCTGTTTATGTTTCTTTAGTAAATCCACCAGCGATAATTTCTGGCATAACACCAGATATTACACCAAAGTCTGGCACAGCAGGAGTAACTCAATATTCTGTAAGTAATGGAGCATGGTCAGGCTCTCCAACCAGCTATACATATTCATGGAGATATAGAGAAACATCAACAATTTATCCAGCAGCACCAGGTGTAAATAATCAATCAACATATACGCCCCCAGCAAACTTTGTCACACTTTACGGAAACACATTAAGATGTGTTGTTACTGCAACCAATGCTGGAGGATCAACCGACGCCAGCTCTGGAGATGTAAGCGTTTCCGCTCCAGTATCTGCTCCTACAGGTTCTGTATCAATTTCTCCATCGGGAACAGTTCAGGCACGGACTCAAATAACCGCAACATCATCTTTTACAAACTCGCCAACTTCATCTTATATTGAAATAAGAAAAGCAACAGGAAGAACTCCTACTCAATCAGACACACTAGTTACCTCTTCTAATTCAACCCAGGTTTCACATACAATTACAGATTCTGAGGCATCGGGAACACCAGATAGATTTATTGCATTTGGGTATGCATCAAATTCTGGTGGAACTTCTCCAACATATTCTTCAAATGTTATTACATCAACTCCGTATGTTCCTCCAAATGTTGCCCCATCGGGAGGCTCTGTATCAGTAAGTCCCGCATCTGGCACAGCGGGATCAACTACATACACAGCTTCAATATCTGGGTGGTCTGGAACACCTAGTACATTTAGTGCTACTTACTCATGGCAGTACATGAATACAAGTTTTTCCTGGGTTCAATTTACAACTGGATCAACTGCAATACCGCCGTCAAACGTAACGGCATATGCATGGAGAGTTGTTGCTACTGTTTCAAATGGAGTTTCTCCAAATGCCGAAGCCACATCAGCATTTTCTGTAAGTGCTCCAACTACCACCACTACAACTACTACAAGCACAACCACTACAGCATGTGTTTGTGTTTATCAGGATATGGGAGATTACCATTATTCGCCAGACTGTTGCCCAGGTGGGTCACCAAGAACTGGCTCTTTAAGTGGAAATACTGTAAATAACTGTTGCCCAAATGTTACAAAGCCAACCACTACTACAACAACCACTACAACTGCTGGAAGGCCTACCGTATACTGGAAATGCAATCAGGCTGACGTAAATAACTCAAGCAACCCATGTACCTTTGTAGGGCAATGTCGATTTGCTGGCAATACCTATTTTGCTGCAGGATGTACATCTTGTTGCGATTAGTATTGACAAGATTATATGAAATTGGTATCATTAAATCATGCTTCTAAGTAAAGATAATATACATATAATTCTTGAAGGTCAAGAACACAATTTTAATGAAAATATACATAGTCTTGCTTGTTTTATTATTAATGAAACAGTTGTTGAAAATGGCATATACTCATTAGAACTCATAAACTTATTTAATAATTCAGTTATTGAAGAAAAAGAGCAATATGAAGATGGAGATATCTTGCTTACCTTAACACATAAGGAAGACGGAGAAGAGCAATATATGCAGGTGGATGAGAGAATGGGATCTATTATGCTCAGTAACCCTCAATTAATTGAAGTTCCCGAAGGATCCCAGTGGGTTGTAATAGGCTCAAAATATATAGATGGGATTTTTTATCCATGACAGAAAAGAATAGATTTGAACAGTATTTAGAAAAGCAAAAAGAAAGAGCTGAGAGCGAAGGCAAAAAAGATGTAAAGCCTTGGGACCTTCTTAATCCTAATACTGAGTATGTAGATTCAGAAATCTCATCAGAAAGATTTAATATATGTAAGGTTTGTCCAGAGCTATTTCAAATGACCAAACAGTGTAAAAAGTGTGGGTGCTTTATGGCATTAAAAACTAAGTTAAAAAATGCAAGCTGCCCGATTGGTAAATGGTAATGGCTAGCATATTCGTTCAAATACCCTCATACCACGACCTAGAACTGGCTAGAACAATTCAGGATTGTTTAAAAAAAAGTTCAGGTAAACATGTTATAAATTTTGGAGTACATTTAACTTACTTTAATAATAACGACATTAATATTCCTAATTTAAATAATGTCAAGTTTAGTATAAGCCGTGCTCCAGATAATATAGGGGTGGGAACTTCAAGGCATATAGCAAATGAATTCTATAATGGAGAAGATTATTATTTGCAGATAGATTCTCACATGCGATTTGGTGAGTTCTGGGATGATATTCTAATTAATAATTATCTAAAGTATAAGTCTATGGGATCTAATCCAGCTATATCCTGTTACCCTGGAGCATACGAGTATAATGGATTTGACGTGGACATTTTAAATACAAAGTCTCACGTTGCATATACTGAATTTATTCAAGAGTTAAGCTTTCAAAATAACTATGTTCCGCACCAAAGAGCAGTTGGAAATTTTGGAAACAATGTTTTTTCAAAATCTGTGTCAGCCGCATCAATATTTTCAAGTGGAGAAATGGCATCTATAAAACCAAATAAGAAGATGTTTTTTTGGGGAGAAGAAATTTTAACAGCCATAAGGCTATATACCCATGGGTTTGATATAATGTTGCCAGAGGCTCAATTCTTTTACCATCTATACTATGACCACGCAAAAGGCTATAAAAATTTAAGAAGGCAGGTAACGGAAGATTTCCCTATAGAGTCTTCTGTTCTTGAAACAAATTCACAAAAAGAGCTTAAAAGGATTATCATCGATAAGCCAGTGGGGGATCAAGAGCTGGGATCAATAAGGACCCTAGAAGAATACGAGTTATTTGCGGGCATCAATTTTATTGACAAAAAGATTACGCAAGTGTTATAATATATAAGGAGGAATAAAATGACAACACTATCAAAAGCAGAAAAGTTACAAATTATTGAATCAAGATCTAGAGGTATTGAGTACAAAAAGTTTGGACTAGAAATAGATCTAGTAGTAGAAAATGCTAAAACATCACCAGACTCTGAAGCAGTTTCAGTTATTGAAGATGCTATTTCAGAATGTTCAAATCAGCTGTCTGTTCTAAATTCAGAACTTGCAGAAGTAAATGCAATAGAAGAATAATATAAATGGAAAAATTAGAATTAATTGTTAATGCCCTGCAAGAAAGAATTGGCCAGTTAGTTTCAGGATATGAAACTCAAATTGCAGTCCTTAGAGCAGAGATAACCGATATTATGAATAAGCAGGCAGCACAAGAAGAGTATTCAAAATCTATTGATGCTAAGCTAGAAGAGGTTTAAAGTGACTGTAACATTTCAAGATGGCGAACCAGTAGACCCAAAAAAATTACAGGATTTGCAAACTCAAATCGATAACATTTCATTAAAAGCTAATGACGCATACGATCTAAGTAAAACTACATCTGAGAATGTAACAGTCCTATCAGTAATGCATTTAAAAGCAGGCGTAGTAGAATTTGAAAATGGTCTTACCGCAGGGTTTAACAATTCAGAAACTATAGATATTGGATGGGGTGCAGACTATGTTGCATCCTATGTTACCGTAACTCCAGGAGGAAATCTTTATAAAAATAACATAAGGTACTCAGTATCTGGAGCTATTAACGCACAAAAACTAAACGTATGGTCAGAAAAAGCTGTGTCAGGACCAGTTCGTTTCCATTGGGTCTCAGCTGGTAAAAAGAATCTACCAAACCCATAACAGCTATTGACAACTTTTTTAAATATGTTACAATTACTGTAACAACAAAGTCACGATCTCGTGACTTTTTTACATATTGAGGTAAATAATGAGCAACGATTTAAAGTGGATGATCTCATCCGACCAGCAGTTCCCATATCAGGATGATAAAATGATCGCACTTTGGTTTAAGGTTATGAAGTGGTTTAAGCCAGACGTTGTTGATTACCTAGGTGATACAGATGACCAGGCATGCTACAGTAAGTATACAGAAGGCCGTTCTGCAGAATTCTTAAATCTTCATAAAACTGACAGCAGAGATTTAATTGTTCCAATGATGCGACACGAAGCAAAAGGCGCAAGAGATTTTTATGCTAAGACAAGAGATATGCTACCAGATGCACAACTATTTTCAGCACTAGGAAATCATGATGTTAGAATTTTTAACTATGTAGATGCAAAACTTCCTGATTACATTAATGAGGTAACACCAGAAGCTCTATGGGGATTAGATTCATTGGGATATGAGTACATTCATTACAACGAATTGCCGAAGCGTCGCTTTGGAGACATTCACGTTCACCATGGACTTTCAATTGCAGCAACTGGTTCTGTTCGTAAAGATATGGAAGACCTTCAAATTTCATTAATTAGAGGGCACTCTCATAGAATTGCTTCTCACCTAGTTACATACGAGTTAAGAAATAATGGCGAAGGAGAAACTCTGCGTGGGTATGAGCTTGGGCATATGTGTGACGAAAAAGGCCCAGGAATGAAATATATGCAACACCACGATTGGCAAAAGGGTTTTGCGATTGCTCATATTGTTAACGATTATCCACATATTCAAATGATCCACGTAGCGCCAGACTACTCATGTGTTGTTGATGGGAAGCTATTTACACTATGATGCTCAATTGTACTAAATGCAGGGGAAGAGTATTTATTGACAGAGTCTTTTCTCAAAAGTTGCACATGGAATTGTTTTGCGTAATGTGTGGCAAAAGATGGATGATCAATAAAGATACAAGTAAACTAGGGAAATGGTTAGAGCAATTAGAAAAAACAAAAGAAAAAAGTTTAGCTATTTCTTCCTAAACAATAAGATACACAAAGTTCTCAGCTCATCTTGGGCAAAAGACGAGCTTATTGCTTGGTGCTATCCAGATAAAAAAAGAGTCATGTATTCATATTCTCAGGTTGTTAAAAGCATGGAGAATGCATATTCTACAAAGCAGGTTGCTCAAATACTAAATAAGCATAAGGTAACTATTGAAGATTATATCTTAGACGGCAAAATAAGATATCCTCAAAAAGTCTACCCTATTGGAAATGATGAGAGCACATGGTATAAATTTATGTATAGCGAGTCTGATATAATCGATATACATCAGTTTATATTAGAAGCGGGATATTCAAAAGATATGCCGTCAAAAAATGAGTTGAGGGCTCTTCTCAAACACAACACTATATTGTATACTAAGACAACAGAGGGGAACTTTGTACCAGTATGGAAAGCAGAGTAGTACCAGCAAGAGTTGTTGTATGCGAATTATGTAAGAAAGAATTGGTAGTGCGTTGGGGCATTTTTGCCCATGACACTTTGAGCAGACATAGGAAGGCGGATCATTAATGGAAAAAGGAACACACGTCAGAGTGGATCTATCCTTTACACGTAACTTGGGTAATTTTGAAAGTATAAAAATAGGAATTGGCGTAGATGACTTCGTTAGAGACGGAGAGACAGTCACAGCTGCAACAGATAGAGTATACAAGTTTGTTGAAGATAAGCTTTTAGAAAAGACTCGTGAAGTAGAAGAAGAGCTCAAGCGTGGCAAATGAAAAGCAGCCGTACATCCTAATTAGCCTATACCTTTCTTTGTATAAAGAAAAATACAATAAGGTTTTGACTATTAATAAGTTTAGAGAAAAGTGGGCTATGCAAGATGTTATTGATAGTGTAGGATATGATCGTGCAGTTGAGCTTTTAAAGTATTATTTCAAGACGGCAAAGTCGGGACACCCACTTAACTTCTTCTATAATAACTTTGATAGAATTGATAATTTAGAAAAAGAAATTAAGAAGGATAAGGCAGTTCGCAGTGTCCTTCTAGAAGAAACTAAGAAGATGGTGGAAAACGAATAATGAATACAGAAGCAACATTAATTTCTGCGGTATGCAAGAACAAAGATATTAGCACACTGCTTGCTGATAATGTTGATGAGCTATTTACTTCCCATAAAGATATTTGGGAAGGCTTAAAGTCATACTATTATAAATTTAAAGCTGTTCCAGAGGTAGGTATTCTTCAGGAAAGGTTTAAAGATTTTGAGCCAGTAGATGCTAAGGCCGAGACTGGCTATTATCTAGACCAGCTTAAGAATGAGTTCATATCAAATAAACTGAAGAGTATTATTATTAAGGGAGGCTCTGCGCTAAAGGAAGATGCAGCCTCTAGAGTGCTTGCACAAATGCAAAGCGACTTAGCAGGCTTAAGTCGTTTTACAAATAATGTCAGAGACTTAGATATTATTGATGTAGAAAATGCAGCACGACATTATGAAGCAACCAAGGAGCGTTCATCCGTAATGGGTGGTGCTCCAGGAATCCTGACGGGCTTCAGCGCAATCGACAAAGCGTACCCAACTGGAATGGCTCCAGGACACCTTATCGTTGCCATTGGTTGGCCAGGGCGTGGTAAGACATGGTTTACGTCATATCTTGCATGCAAAGCTTGGGAGCAAGGGTTTAAGCCCATGATTGTTTCTCTTGAAATGTCTCCCGAAAACATGCGTGATCGTATCTTTACAATGCTAGGCTCTGGAATATTCAGAGCAAGCGATTTGTCAAAGGGTGATATCAACATTGATGATTTCCGTAACTGGGGAAATAAGAAGTTTGAGGGAAAGAATAGTTTTGTTCTAATCTCAAATGAAGGTGCATCAGAAGTTACACCTGCAACTATTCAAGGTAAGATAGATCAGCATAAGCCAGACCTAGTTATTCTTGATTATCACCAACTATTTAATGACAATAAAAGAAGTAATTCTGAAGTAGAAAGAAACAGAAACGTATCTCGTGAATTTAAGATGCTTGCCGTGTCAAATAATATTCCTATTATTGACATTACTGCAGCAACTGCAGATGATGTATCTGATCAAGATAATCCTCCGATGATGTCTCAGGTTGCTTGGTCTAAAGCAATTGAATACGATGCAGACATGGCTTTGGCAGTACACAGATACCCTCAAACCAATATGATTGAGATTGTTTCTAGGAAGAATAGACACGGTCATGACTTTAATTTTTACCTAGATTGGGATATCAACAGGGGTATCGTCAAAGAGATTTACGAAAACCCTTTTGAAAATGACTCACAAAAGAATTAAAAGATTTCAAATTGATGTAGAGTTTTATGATAATGCTCAGCTGATTAGCCTTAAGCCACAGTATGAGAATTTACTTACTCATGACATGAGGTCTAAAGGGTACGCTAGAGTACTTGACATAGACACAGCATTTTCGGTAGAATTTACAGGTGAGACATGGAAGTTCTTAATGACACTCCATGGAATATATGTAGGAAAGAAGCAAGCATGGCTATCAGAGGGTATAACGCAAGGAAAGTTGATTCCACGTACTATGCGCCCAACCATATCAAATCAATCATAAAGGCTTTAGGTTTAGATATTGTTGCAGAGCCAGGTAACGAGGTTATGTTCTACTGTCCTTTTCATTCCAATAGGCACACAGCAAGCTGTTGCATAAACAAATCTTCTGGGGCATGGCTATGCTTTAATCCTTCTTGTGGTGAAACTGGAACCCTGACAGAGCTGGTTAGAAGAGTATTACACAAAAATGATTTTGAGGCCATTAGATTTATTGCTGCTCAGGAGCAAGAAGCGTTAAACAATTTTGATGAAGTTATGGCAAGTATGTTTGAGGTTAAACCAGACTTCGAGGAGTTTCCTCAAGACACTTTGGATAGATTACATGCAGACCTTTACGGTCATAAGCAAGCAAGAGATTACTTAAACTCAAGAGGAATTGTAGATCAATCCATGAAAGACTTTAATCTTGGGTATTCTAATGCAATGGGAATGGTCATTACACCAGTTCATAGTCCAGACGGGATGCCTATTGGCTTGGTAGGTAGATCAATTGAGGGTAAAGCTTTTAAGAATAGCACCAGCTTGCCAAAGAGCAAAACCTTATTTAATGTTCATCGTGCTAAAAAAATTGGAGACCACGTTATAGTGGTAGAGTCAAACTTTGATGCAATAAGAATACATCAGGCAGGGTTTCCAAATGTGGTCGCAACTCTAGGCGGCATTTTGTCAACAGAGCAGCACAAGATTTTAAATAGATATTTTAATAAGATAACAATAATGACCGACTCAGACTTGGCTGGCAGGGAGCTAGGGCTAAGCATAGCCAATAGATTAAAAAATAAAGACATCTTGTGGGGATCTTATGAATATGGTAAGATATATCCACATGATGCAAAAGATGCAGGCGATATGACCGATGAGGAAATTAAAGCCTGTATTAAAAATTCAGTATCTGATATCGAATATCGATCTTGGAGCCCATAAAAATAAAATAAAGATGGATATATACCATCAACTATAGAGAAGAGGAACAAATGGGAATAGTAAAAGGTCTTAAGGACTTAAATAAAGTAATGGACAAGCCACAGTCTTCAGGTGGAGAAGGAACCAAAGCTCGCTGGGTAAAGCTAGAAGATAGCGAAAGCGTAAAGATTCGTTTTCTTCAAGAACTTGATCCAGACTCACCAACATATAACGAAAAGTTAGGTCTAGGTTTTATTGCTGTAGAGCATACAAATCCAAAAGACTATCGCCGTAAGGCACTTTGTTCAATGGACGATCAGGGAAAGTGCTACGGTTGCGAGCAGCATCGTAAGGACTACAAGGCTGGTTGGAAAGGCCGTTCAAGACTGTACATTAACGTATTAGTAGATGATGGCAAAGAAGATCCTTATGTAGGAATTCTTTCACAGGGTTCAAGTGGCAAAACAGTAACACCAACACTTATCGAGTATGCTGGTGAAATGGGAAGCATTACTAACCTAATGTGGCGTATTAAGCGCACAGGAACAAAAACCGATACAAGTTATACAATCATCCCTCTAGCTAAGGATGAAACACCGTTTGACGGGACAACTCTTGAGCTTTACAAGCTTGAGGAAACTGCAGTACGTGATCTTCCGTACACAGACCAGGAGTCATTCTTTGCTGGAGAGCATTCAAGCGAAGAAGATTCTAGTTCATCTAGCAGCGTAGACTGGTAATACAAGTATATGCAGGGCTAGTCTATTGACTAGCCCTGCGTTATTTGTTAGAATATCAATATGATATCTTACGAAATACCAGATCCGTTTGATACTTTTGTAGCAAACAAGTACAAAGATTATAAAGGAATGCTTTATGATTTCTTTGCAAAAGAATGGCATTTAAAAGCAGCTTGCTGTGGAGAAGATTTATATGCACCAAACAAAAAAACAATGATTAAGATTAGACTTTATCATACAAGAAACGAATGCATGGGCGGATACTAATGAGTTTTACACACCTACATGTTCACTCATACTATTCATTAATGGATGGACTTAATTCTCCATTAGAGTTAGTGCAAGCCGCAAAAGCAGCAGGACAAACAGCAATTGCAATTACAGATCACGGCACGTTGTCTTCACACAGAGAAATGCAGATTGCTTGTAGGGAAGAGGGCATAAAGCCAATCCTGGGAGTAGAGGCTTATATATCTCCAACAGATAGGTTTGACAAGTCTTCAAAAACAGATAAGTCTATTCAGGCTTACAACCACATAATTTTGTTAGCAAAAAATAAAAAGGGTCTGGAGAATATAAACACACTACAGGAAATTGCTTGGAACGAAGGGTTTTATCATAAGCCTAGAATAGATAGGGAAATACTAAATGAATACTCGGAAGGAATTATTGTCCTTTCTGGATGCCTTAATGGGCTTATCTCTAAGGCTATCGAGAAGGGCGAATTCTCTGAAGCTAAAATGGTGCTCAAAGATTTTCAGAAAACTTTCGGCAAAGATTTTTATGTTGAGGTACAGTCTCACAATCCAGAAGAAATAAACTCTAAGCTACTAGAACTTGCCGACGAGCTAGGGATCAAGGCGGTGGCAACAGGTGATGCTCACTTTGCTAAAGAAGAAGATAGAGTATTAGAAGAAGCAATGCTTATTCTGTCCACGTCCCCAAAAATGGATAAGGATGCTGACTTTGAAATGTCTAGACAGATTAAAGATATTAATGATAGGTTAAACTACCTATATCCAGATCGTAGAATATCATTTCAAGACTATAATCTATTTATACAGTCACGTTCTGAAATTGAAGCAGACTTTAATAAGGCTGGAATTACACGCAAAGACATTTATGAAAATACCATGGAGATTGCTGACAAAATTGGAGAATACGATTTTAACAGTGGTTTAGATCTACTCCCAGTACCTAAGACTGATGCAGACCAGAAACTGTCTCAGATGGCCTCAGAAGGCCTTAAAAGACTAAATCTAGTCGACCAGGTCTACCTGGAGAGACTTAAAGAAGAGCTATCTGTAATTAAAGATAAGTCATTTGCTTCCTATTTTCTTGTTGTAGCAGATATGATTAATTGGGCAAAAGAAAATGATATTAAGGTTGGCCCAGGTCGTGGCTCTGCTGCAGGCTCCTTGGTTTGCTATGCCCTAGGAATTACAGATGTAGATCCAATTAAATATGATTTATTGTTTTTTAGATTTATTAACCCAGAGCGTAATGACTTTCCTGATATCGATACTGACTTTGAAGACCGACGAAGAAAAGAAGTTAAAGATTATTTAAAGAAAAAGTTTAAGCATGTTGCTTCAATTTCTACATATACTTATTTTAAGGATAAGGGTGTGATTAGAGATGCTGCACGTGTATTCATGGTTCCACTTTCAGATGTTAACCGTGCAATGAAATCAATTGATACCTTTGAAGACTTTATTGAGTCTCCGAACACTAAAGAATTTAGAAACAAGTATCCCGAAGTTGTATGGCTTGCAGATAGACTTCGTGGAAGAATTAGATCTGTTGGAGTGCATGCCGCAGGTGTTGTTGTCGCAAAAGATGACCTAAGAAAATATGCACCAGTAGAATCAAGAGCTGATGCAAGCGACTTGGTTTCTGGTAGAATTCCAGTCGTCGCATACGACATGGATACGGTTGCTGATATAGGTCTTATTAAACTAGATGCGCTAGGACTTAAGACTTTATCAGTGATCTCAGACACACTCGCATCAATTAAAAAGCGTACAGGGAAAGACATTAATCTTTCTGAGTTGTCACTTGATGATGCTAGCGTTTATAAAGTATTGAGCGATGGGTATACAAAAGGAGTTTTTCAAGCTGAAGCAACACCATACACTAATCTTTTAATTAAAATGGGTGTAGACAAGTTTGAGGATCTTGCTGCATCAAATGCTCTTGTACGACCAGGTGCTATGAATACTGTGGGAGCTTCTTATATTAAGCGCAAGCATGGGGATGAGGCAGTTCAATTTATTCATCCAATTATGAAGCCTTTCACAGAAAATACTTATGGGGTTATTATTTATCAGGAGCAGGTTATGCAAGCTTGCGTACACCTTGGAGGAATGACTTGGTCAGAGGCTGACAAAGTGCGTAAGATTATTGGAAAGAAGAAAGATGCAAAAGAGTTCGACGAGTTCAAGGATCGCTTTATTGATGGTGCTTCAAAACACATTTCTAAGAAGCAAGCCGAAACGCTATGGCATACTTTCGAGGCTCATGCTGGCTATTCTTTTAACCGCTCTCATGCTGTTGCTTATTCCATGCTTAGTTATTATACGGCTTGGCTTAAAACTTACTACCCTCTTGAGTTCATGTTTTCAATTCTTAAAAACGAAAACGATAAAGATGCTAGAACAGAATACCTAATTGAAGCAAAAAGATTGGGGCTTAGCGTTAAGCTTCCACATATAAATGAGTCAGACATATACTTCTCACTTCAAGGTGAGTCTATCCGTTTTGGGTTAGCTGAAGTAAAGTTTATTTCAGATAGTATTGCAAATAAAATAATTGATAAGAGGCCATACAGAGATTATGCTGAATTTATTGAAAAGGCATCGAGTAAAGGTTCTGGCATTAATAGCCGTGCTATTAATGCTCTTAACGCCATCGGCGGTGCTGCGTTTGATGATAACAAAAGGCAAGGAAATGAAAAAGACAATTACTACGAATACTTAGGTATTCCAACCTTTAACCTTGAAGGAATCCCTCCAAGAATTAAAGCGCAGGCTAGACCTATTGAAGAGTTTGATGACCTAGGATCATTTGTTATGTTTGGCATGGTAAAAAGTATTAAGCGTGGTTCAGGGTGGGCAAGAGTAGAACTAGTTGACGAGACAGGTTCTATTGGACTATTTCATACAGAGCAGACACAAATTGAAACTGGACAAATGTATTTTATCCTTGTAGGAGATAATAGAATTGCAAGATACGTAAAGGTCAGCGACATGAGCCCAGACTCAGAAAATTCTTTTGTAGATTATTTATATAAAAAGAAGTATGATCTAGAAGAAGATGAGTATTACGTAGTAGATTTTACTCCATACGTAACAAAGGCTGGCAAAACAATGAGCCACATAGTTCTGGCAAATGCTGACAAGGAGTTAACCAGAGCAATTGTTTTTCCTACAATGTATAAAATGTCTCTTGCAAAGATGCGAGAGGGAATGAAGTGTAAGGTTGTGCTGTCTAAATTAGATGATGGCACTTTAAATGTAAAGGAAATAAAATGACAGAAGAAAATACAGCATCTGCGCCAGAAGATATATTCAAGTCACTTAGCGTTACAAGAATTTTAGTTGGTGCGATAGAAACCCTAGGAGAAATAACTATACCAACCAGCGTATTTTTAAATGCGACTGCAGAAGATAAAGAATTGCAGGTTGATTACAACTCAGATGATCAGACATTTGTGTTTAAGCTAAAGTCTTCAAATGAATAAGACGTCCTACGACCTGGATAAGCTTGCTTTAATTTTGCATGAGACAGCAATTGAAAAAGGTTTTTGGGATAACCCAAAGAACTTTGATGTCTTTGGGAACAAGCTTGCACTAGTTCATTCTGAAGTTACAGAAGTCCTTGAAGCAATTAGAAAGAATAAAGGTTCGGAAGAGATTGTTGAAGAAATGGCTGATGTTCTAATTAGAACTCTTGATCTTTATGCATCAATGTTTAATGGAGGATTCATTACTCACAGCTTAGATGAAATTTTATTTAAGAAAATGGAAATAAATAAAGATAGACCAAAGCTTCACGGCAATTTATTTTAATGATATAATTGTATAAAAGAAAGAGAAAAAATGACTATAGCAATAGATGATATTCTAGCGGCACTAGATCCAAAAACAAGAGCAAGAGTAAAAGCAGCACAAGATGTAAAAGTTGAAAAGCAAAAGACACCAAGCATTGGGTTAAATATGGCCCTTAAAGGTGGACTTGGGTATGGGCGACAAGTTCTTGTATGGGGAAATAAGTCTGCAGGTAAATCTTCGTTTTGCTTGCAGATGATTGCCTTGGCACAAAAAGAAGGAAAGACCTGTGCATGGATTGATGCAGAAGCTTCATATGACCAAACATGGGCCGAGACATTGGGCGTAGATTCATCTTCTCTTATCTATTCTCCAGCAAAAACAGTAAATGATATGGTTGATGTTGCTACAAAGCTAATGGATGCAGGAGTGGATATAATTGTTGTAGACTCTATATCTGCATTGTTGCCAGCAATTTATTTTGAAAAAGATGGAAATGAAATGAAGGATTTGCAAGATACAAAGCAAATCGGCGCAGAAGCAAAGGATATGACCCACGCAGTCAAGATGTTAAACTATGCAAACAAAAACACACTACTTGTTCTCATCTCTCAACAGCGAAATCAGTTTGGATCCATGCATGCTAGTCACATCCCAACAGGTGGCATGGCAGTCAAGTTCTTTTCTTCCACAGTCATTAAGCTCTGGTCGTCTGAAGCTGAGGCTAATGCTATTAAGGCTGGCGTTAAAGTTGGCGACAAAATTATCGAACAAAGAGTCGGAAGACCAGTTAACTGGATTATTGATTACAACAAGCTCGGCCCCCCAAATCTATCAGGACAATACGACTTTTATTACCAAGGGGAAGCTCTTGGTGTAGATATTGTAGGTGAAACCCTAGATGCTGCTGAAATGTGCGGAATTATTGAAAAGGGTGGCGCATGGTATACTATAAATAAAGAAAGAATACAGGGTAGACCAAAGGCTGTTCAGTATTTACGTGATAATCCAGATGTAGTTCTGTCTTTGCAGAAGGAAATAGATGCCAAATATTAATGAGTTTTTAAATAGTAAAGATTCTGAGTTTGCTAACTTAGAAGAAATCGCTGGTCAAAAGCCATGCTCTAAATGCGAAGAGTTTTCCAGTAGTTATTTCTGGGATGCTTCTAGTTTTACTATGAACTGGAAATGTAAAAGTGGGCACCCAAATCAGGTAAAGGTTAACCTATGATAGAAAAGATTGTAATCGCCCCACAAATTATAGTTTATAAAAATGCTTTATCAAATAGCAGATCTATTATAGATATGATTGAGTCTGCAGACGAAGTCAAATGGGAAACCTGGTATGAAAATGGATGGAGATCTTCAGTAGACTTTGATAAAACAAAAGGAGAAGAGTCCTCTCCAATACAAGACATATGCAATGCGTTTGACTATGTTGCAAATGATTACATGTCAGACTATTTAGGTGATAGAGGGGTCTGGCCTACCTTTATAAAAAATTGGGATAGTACTAATCTAAATCAAGATAACTATAAGATAGACTTCTTTAAGTATAGCCACCTATCTTTTGAAAACATGAAATGGGAATCAGATTTATTAATGAAATACCATGTAGACGAATTTGATGCAGACGGTGTATTTAAGAAATACAAAAATATAGTTACAATAAACTTTTACCTAAATGACGATTACGAAGGTGGCGAGATCTGTGCTTACAATAAGGACTTGAATGTAAGCTATAGGTATAAGCCAGTGGCTGGAGATGCAGTTGTTATGCCCTCTGCTAGTCCATTTTTTCATGCAGTAAAGCCATTCTATATGAAGGATAGATATTTTTTAAGATTATTTATTACATACGATCAAGGAGAAGATGTGGCTAACAACTATGGAGATTTCTATTCTGAAGAGCACCATGTCGGACATCAGGCAGAAAAAGATTTTATAGATAAAGATTTTCAATTTTTAAATGTTAACATTAAAGAAGTAGAGGTAAGATAATGTCTGAAAGATCTGAAGTCAAAAGAGACGGAGCTAAGGCTCAAAAAAATTCAGGTAGGGGAGATTACCAAAAAGGAGATGCACAATGGAATCAGTTCCTTGTAGATTACAAAGAAGCTGGAACGTCATTCACTTTAAACAAAGACAACTGGGCAAAAATCTGTACTGATACATTTAAAGTAAATAGAAATATGCACCCAGCGTTAAAAATTATTATTGGAAGTGAGTCTAAAGTTAGACTTGGTATTATTGAGTGGTCCGTACTGGAAGAACTCATAGAGTTTTGGGAGGATAACAATGTATAAACTTGATGTTTATTTAGGGAATAATGTAAAGAGCGCAAAGATAAAGCCACTTACAGCCAAGAGGGACTGGATGGAAACTCTTGCATACAACTGCTACCCAATGACCTCAGCAAATCTATTAGGGTACTATATTTATTTTGAAGAAGACGTTTCTTTTATTTGGGATGGAGACAATTTAACTCCAGCCAAGCCTACAAATGGATCTGAAAATGTTTGGGTCGGTAGACCATTTGGTACAGTAAGCTTTGAAACTAATTTAGTGTTTAAGTCTGATCCAGACACTAGCATTTTAATTGGTCCACCACCAAATCATTTTATTGAAGGTGCAAACGTTATTAGCAGTCTAGTATCATCTTCATTTTTTACAGGAGCATTACCTATAGTCTGGAAGCTTCATGTTCCAAACAAAGAATATTTTATTCCAGCAGGCACCCCCATAGCATCAGTATTGCCACTGTCACTATCTGCATTTGATAATTCAGAAATTAATTTTACTGGCGAGGTTTATGAGGGATACAGATTGCATAATGATTCAGAGTACATAGACTGGATTCATAATCAATATGCTGAGAATGATGTTTGGCCTAAAGTATATGAAAAAGGTAAAGATCATAAAGGTAATAAAGTCGGAGAGCATGAGGTTCAAAGATTAAAGATGCATATTAAATACGGTGATAAGAAATGACTATCTTTTTATTTGGAGTAATGGTAGGATTAGTAGTTGGTTACCCGCTTGGGTTATTCATTGACAAAATAGATAAAAGGATTAAAAATGGCGGAAGATAAAAATACACTTCAACTTATTAGCGATATCACAGAGTTTAATGACCTGCATGAGTATATGAAAGACGAACACCTGGATAAAGCGCTGGCTATAGTTGTAAAGATATTGATGAACCCAGAGGTTCCTTCTGCAAAAGCCCCTATGCTAATTATGGAGCTTCAGGCAATGTCCACTAAATTTGCAGTAATGGCTTCTGTTTATTCTACAATTGCTAAGGACAAAGCTGGAACAGTAAATAATAATAAGAAGAATGTATATTATTCAGTGAAGGAGTCCATAGACAAACTTGTAGATGCGCTTAAGTATGTCGTTAGGTATAACTCATGAGTTGGCTTCAGGCTTTAATTATCTTTGGTCCTATTCTTGTATTGGTTGTGGCTTTTTGGGAGGACATTAGATAATGGGTAGAGAAATAGTTAGAAATTTAAAGTTTAAAAAGCATACTGGAAAATTTTTTGATCCAGAGCTTTTTGCACAGCTTTTGGATGAGTCGTATAGAAATACAAAACGTGCAGATGGCGATATGACTAAGAAGTCATTTAGCCCTAGTTCGCTAGGATATGGCCACGGAACATGTCCTAGATATTGGTACATGGCATTTTCTGGTGCAATGTTTATCGATAACAATGATGCTATCGCAGTAGCTAATATGGCACAAGGAACTCAGGCTCATGAAAGATTACAGAATCTTATTAAGACTATGCCTCAGTGGAGAGCAGAAGAAGAAGAGATTGTTAATGAGTACCCACCTATTAGAGGCTTCATAGATTTAATTATGGAGTACGATGGAGAGACAGTAATTGGTGAAATCAAAACGGCAAAGCAAGAGGTCTGGGATACTAGACAGTCAGAGATGAAATCATCAGCAAACCATATGCTTCAGCTTCTTACATATATGAAGCTTAAGAATGCAAAAGAGGGCTTCTTTCTGTATGAAAATAAAAACACTCAAGAGGTACTAGTCATTCCGATTTCAATGAATGAAAAGAATACAAAGATTATTGAGGACGCATTCCTATGGATGCAGGAGGTCTGGGATAATTTCCAAAATGGCGATCTTCCAATGAGGCCTGCAGGTGCAACTAAATCTAAAATGCCCTGTACATATTGCCCAATTAAAAAAGAATGCTATTCAAAAGAAACTCCAGTCGGAACAGTTCAAATTGAGAAGTATCAGGTGCCAGTTATATGATATGCTTAAATACTGATTGCTCAAAATCATTTGATCCAAAGACACATAATCAAAAGTATTGTTCAGATGAATGTTGTAGAGTAGCTACTAATAAAAAAATAATGGAAAAGTATTATGAAAAAAAAGCAATCAAGAATGGTGCAAAAAGAAATTGCAAAAAATGTAATGTAGTTTTAAGTAGATATAACTCTTTGAACATATGCTCTAGGTGTGAAAAAAATAAATCAGTAGAAAATAAAAAAAAGATTATTGGAATGATCAATGACATTAGCTAGCCTAGTTAAAACAAAAGCAAACAGGGTGTTGGGGATAGATGCATCTACAACTTCTATAGCATTTTGCCTTATGGAAAATGATACCCCTATCAAATGGGGTAAGATCAACCTTGTAGGTAATGATATATATGAGAAAATTCATGATGCTAAAAACAAGATGCATATGATGCTAGGTGAATTAAAGAGCGATTATATTGCGGTAGAAGGTGCTATACTTGTTAGATCACCCGATGCTGTGATAAAATTATCTTATGTCTATGGTGTTGTTATTGCTGAGTTAATGTCTACGGGGGCCTCAGTTATTACTATATCTCCCAGCTCCTGGCAGTCGTATATTGGGAATAAGAACCCTACAAAAGATGAAAAGCAGGCAATAAGAGTAAAAAATCCTGGTTATGCAGAATCATGGTATAAAAATCAACTGCGTAATATGAGGAAACAAAGAACGGCAGATTATTTTAATAAGAAATATAAATTAGATGTAGTAGATTTTGACGTTGCAGATTCATTTGGAATTGCACACTATGCAAACAAAGTGCTTACAGAAAGGTAAACATGATTATTCAAATTATAGGACTCCCAGGCTCAGGTAAAACAGAGTTAGCTAAGGCACTTAAGGAGCGCATTAATGCTATTCACCTTAACGCAGATGAAGTTCGTGCAACAGTAAACTCAGACCTAGGATTTTCTCCAGACGACAGGCTTGAGCAGTCAAGACGAATGGGTGAAATGGCAAGGCTAATTGCCAAGCAAGGGGTTGCTCCAGTAATCGTTGACTTTGTCTGTCCAACAGAACTTACACGTGCAGCATTTGGTACACCAGATATTTTAGTTTGGGTTGATAGAATTAAGCAGGGAAGATTTGAAGACACCAACAAGATGTGGGAAGACCCAGAAAAATTTGATGCAAGAATACCTGCAGACTATACAGTTGAACAAGAAGCAGATTATATAATTAATAAGTTTAATCTTCACGACTGGTCTGCTCCAACAACATTAATGCTTGGTCGCTACCAACCATGGCATGAAGGCCACCATGCACTCTATAAAGAAGCTGGCAAAAGAACAGATCAAGTACTTCTTGGAGTACGCAATACATACAACACAAGTGAAAAGGATCCATTAAAATTTGATCAGGTAAAAGAATATATTGCCAAGGATGAATTTATGGACGGTGCATTAGTATTAAGACTACCAAACATTACTAACATAGTTTATGGTCGTGATGTAGGATACAAGATTGAACAAGTAGATTTGGGGGCAGACATTCATGCTATTTCAGCTACTCAGAAACGTAAAGAAATGGGTATCTGATTTCTTTTTGACTAATGATTGGGCAGATAAAGAAGCTCAACTATATTTTGAACAGGATAAAGATGACAGTAACAAAGGCTAGATCATTTACTAAAGCACTGAGCTATAGAATCTGGGGTACACTTTCTTCATTTGTTGTTGCCTATGTGATAACAGGGGATGCCACACTTTCAGGAGCCATAGCCTTTTGGGAAACAGTAGTTAAGGTATTTATTTATTATGCTCACGAAAGAGGCTGGAATAAAATTCAGTGGGGTAGAAAATGAAATTCTATCAAAGCAAAGAGTGGCTATACAGAAGGTATGTTGTACAAAAGAAAACTGTAACTGAGATAGGCAAAGAGTGTCAAGTCTCAGCTATGACTATTCAAAGATACTTGGAAAAGTTTGGGATAATAAAAAAATGATAAAAAATATATTTATTATTGGAGAAAGCCAGATTGCATACGCATCTGGAGGGGTTGTTCATGCTGGCCCATTAAAGGCTTTAGAGTATGGCTCACACAGTAGATCAAAGTCTGGATATGATTTAAAGTTCTTGTGGCAACACAGCCGAACAACATATAAGATTGACTTTGCCTATCTAGAAGATTTATTTAAAAATAATATATCTGAGCTAGGCGAGCACTCAGTAATTGTTTCAGAGTTTGGAGGTATGGATGCAGCTTTAAATCAGTACCAAAAGCATAACAATATGGAAGAAGTTATTACTAGGTACACTAGTGAAATTATTAAATTTTCTAAAAAATATAACACTAAGTTAATATTCATGTCACCTTGGTGGCTAGTTGAAGATGACAATCACTATAAAACCTGGGACGATATGACTCTTCTTTTTAGAAAAATATCAAAAGAAAATAACCTACCTGATCCAATAGAAGTTATGCATAACGTAGTTGGAAGAATGTACCCTGTATTAGACGAGTGGAAGCATCATGTTCCAGAAGACTCTGAGCGCATAGTTGACTATGTAATATTAAAGGTAAGTGAGTACTACGGAAATGATTAAAAACATATTTATTATAGGTGACAGTGCAGTGGCGTATGCTTCTGGAGGAATTGAAGTTCCATCTCCTGTTACTCATCTTAAATATGGATCCCACACTAGAGTAAAGAATGGTTACAATTTAATTTTCTTGTGGCAAGAAAGCAGAGGCGCTTATAAGGTTGACTTTGATTACCTAGAAAATTTATTTAAAGATAATATTTCTGATTTAGGCGAAAGCTCTGTAATTGTTGGTGAGTTTGGTGGTATGGATGCTGCCATGCAGTACTATAATAAGTATAATAATATGGAATCGGTTATTCGTAATTATACTAGCGAAACAATTAGATTCGGGAAAAAATATAATACTAAAGTAATCTTTATGTCACCATGGTGGCAGTATGAGGATGATGAAGATTATCAGATGTGGGAAGATATGTCTCCTATTTTTAGAAAAATATCAGAAGAAAATGGCTTGCCAAAACCGATAGAGCCAATGTATAATGTTATTAATAGAATGTTTGAAACTGTAGATGAATGGAAACACCATACGCCAGAAGACTCTGAGCGTTGGGTAGATTATGTAATTTTAAAGGTGGAAGAATCTTATGGCTCTTAGTTCAGTATTTCCAGATGTAAAAAATTTTCATTGCGAGGACCTTTATTTAAGGGCCACTGGCGCACCTGCAGGTAATAGTATATGGAGAACCTGCCATGAGATTGCCCATATGTTAATTGAGAAAAATATATCTTACGGCAATTCAGCTTTAGAGCCAGCCAGAATATTTTCAACGGCGGATTCGGTAGAGCAGTTAAAGGTACGTATTGACGATAAGCTAAATCGAGTTAAGAATAATCAGGGTTTTGCAGGCGATAATGATATTGATGATCTAATAGGCTACCTAGTTCTATATAAAATAGCAAAGTCAGTTTGAGTTTTTAGTCAACTAGAAGTATAATATATATCTATGGATATTGAATTAGCTGATCATTTTGATCGCATGAATAAGGTAGTCGAAGAGCTACTAAGAGGTAATAACCCTACTCAAATTGCCACCCTAACTGGGTTTAAGAGGGCAGAAGTAGTAGAGCTAATAGATCAGTGGAAGAATGTTGTCCACAACGACACATCAGCCCGTGAACGTGCTAAAGAGGCCATCTCTGGTGCGGACCAGCATTACGCTATGCTAATCAAAGAAGCTTGGAAAACAGTTGAAGATGCTGATCTGGCAGGGCAGCTTAGCGTTAAGTCTGGCGCACTTAAATTAATTGCAGATATTGAAGGCAAAAGAATTGGAATGCTTCAAGAGGTTGGCTTATTAGATAATGCAGAGCTTGCTGGACAAATGGCTGAAGCTGAAAGAAAACAAGAAGTCTTGGTTAAGATCTTAAAGGAAGTAACTGCATCTTGTCCAAAATGTAAGATTGAAGTTGCTAAACGCTTATCACAAATCACTGGTATTGTTGAGCCTATAGAGATTATCGAGGAAGTCAGTGGAGTTTGATTTTAATGATTTCATCGACATCCTGGACGGGGAAGAGTTTGATGAAAGGCCCGTTGACCTTAGAACATTTGTAACAGACAAAAACTATCTAGGGCTGCCAGAATTATCAGAGTATCAGTATACTCTGATTGAAAGATCTTCTCAGATATATAAAGAGTCAACACTGATAAAGCTGTTTGGTGAAAAAGAAGGCATGCTTAGATATAGGCAAACATGCAATGAGGTTGTTGCCCAACTAGGCAAAGGTAGCGGTAAAGATTATTGCTCAACTATCTCTGTTGCATATATTGTATATCTATTGCTATGCTTAAAGGATCCAGCTTCATACTATGGCAAACCTCCAGGAGATTCTATAGATATTATTAACATTGCTATTAACGCCCAGCAGGCCAACAACGTTTTCTTTAAGGGCTTTAAGAATAGAGTCACACACTCTCCTTGGTTTATAGGTAAATATTTTGAAAAAGCTTCAGAAATCAAGTTTGATAAGAACGTAACTGTATACTCTGGACACTCAGAAAGAGAAGCATTTGAAGGATATAACGTTCTTGTTGCAGTGCTTGATGAAATTTCTGGATTTGCTTTAGATAGCACAAGTGGCCACGATCAAGCAAAAACTGCAAGTGGAATTTATGACATGTATAGGGCCTCAGTAGATTCTCGTTTTCCAGATTACGGTAAAGTAATTCTTTTATCATTCCCGCGTTTTAAAAACGATTATATACAGCAAAGATACGATGAGATTATATCTGAAAAAGAAATTATATCAAGATCACATAGATTTAAATTAGATCCAGATTTACCAGAGAACACAGTTGGTAATGAGTTCGACATCTTCTGGGATGAAGATCAAATTGTTTCATACAAATATCCTAGAGTGTATGCAATACGCAGACCCACATGGGAAGTTAATCCAACCAGAAGTATTGAAGATTTTAAGATTGCATTTTATAGAGACGTAACAGATGCTCTAGGAAGATTTGCTTGCATGCCTCCAGAAGCTATAGATGCATTTTTTAAATCTCGTGAAAAGGTTGAGATGGCATTTAATGATCTTTCAATAGCGGTAGATAAATTTGGAAGATTTGAAGAATGGTTTTTGCCAGAAGAGGATAAAGATTATTTTATACACGTAGACTTAGCACAAAAACATGACCATTGTGCAGTCTCTATGGCGCACATTGATAGATGGGTGAGCGTAAAGGTTACAGACACATATTCGCAACCAGCTCCTATTGTAAAGGTTGATGCCGTAATGTACTGGACTCCAACATCAGATAAGTCGGTGGACTTTGGAGAAGTTAGAGATTATATACTATCATTAAGGTCAAGAGGATTTAATATTAGAATATGCACATTTGATAGATGGAATTCTCATGACATGATGCAGCAACTAAAACAGTATGGAATAAGCACAGAAACTTTATCCGTAGCAAAGAAGCATTATGACGATATGGCTATGGTGGTTTTAGAAGAAAGACTGAATGGTCCACATATACCATTGCTAGTAGATGAACTACTTGAGTTAAGAATTATGCGTGATAAAGTTGATCACCCTAGAAAAGGATCAAAAGACTTAGCAGACGCTGTTTGTGGATCTATATATAATGCAATTAGTTTAACAAGAGCAGCATTTGGAGACATAGAAGTTCATGATTACTCTTCAGTAAAAAAACAGTATAGAGAAAGTTTAGTAAAGGAAAGTCCTAATTTAATAAAGGCTCCTTCAGCAATGCCTAGGGACCTTTCTGACGCATTAAGTGGAATGGAAATATTATGAGTATATATCAAGAAAAAGCTAAAGAGTGCAAATGCTGCGGCAAGCATGTTCCTCTTCCTATATTGTTAAAAGATTTTAATGGCATCACACTTTGCCCAACAACATACTACAATGTTTTGGAGTACAAAAAACTTTGGGAAAATCTAGGGCATAGGCCTCCAGGTAATTTAAGTAAACATTTTTCAGAGTATGTTCAAACAATTGTTTACACATCCATGACAAGTGATAACTCCAATGAATAATGAAGATTATTATAATGAAAAAATTAATTATTATATTGAAATAGGTGCAATAAGAATAGCTGGCATTGATCCTAACGGAGAATACATATTTGAACTAGATGAAGATATAACAAAAGCACTTGCCCCAGAACTTTGGGAGTCACATATGGAGTATGTTGATGAATCTTTGCTAGAGCTTTATGAAGATGGTCTAATAGATGTAGAGTATGATGAAAATTTAGAAGCTACAATAATATTGTCTTCTGAAGGATTTGAAATTGCAAAAGAGAGAGGCTTGCTTCCTATAAGGCCAGAAGGAATATATGATGACGAATCTGAATTTTGAAGAAGAGGTTTTTGAAAATAGAAGATTTTTATTTCAAAACATAGCTAAAACTTTTCCAAGCAATCCTTGGGTAATAAAGGCAACTGAAAAAATGAAGGGGTATTCAAAAGAAGAATATACTGTCATGCTAAAAGAAGCATATGACTTTCAAGATAAATTTGATATAGCAATTGATTTAGGAATTTCTGCAAAAACAAAAGAAGGTCATGACCTTTTTATTTTATTTATTGACCACATAAGATGGTTTTTTGAAGTAGATAGCAGTGCTTATGATGAGTTAATACAGCTGTGTAGCCCTAATGCTACCCAGTTTCTTATAGTTAATAAATCATATTCTGATTTATTATTTGATATACTTATTGAGTATAGATCAGAGTTAGGGGTATGATGAAGGCAATAGTTGTTAAATCTTTTGGTGGACCAGAGGTAATGGAATATATAGACTATCGTGATCCAGTTCCAGTAAAAGATCAGATCCTTGTAGATACTAGGATGATAGGTGTTAATTATGCAGACACTTATCAAACTGAAAATAGCTATCTAGTTCAGACACTTCCTCCAGTGGTCCCTGGTATAGAAGCTTCTTTTATGATTGATGGTAAGTTGTATGTCGGTCATACTGCCAGTGGCGCTTATGCAGAAAAGCTTGTTGTGAATAAAGACAGAATATTTGAAGTTCCAGACGGGGTGACAGAAGAAGAGGCTTTGTCTGTAGTCTGTCAAGGAACAACTGCTTATGGAATTGTTAAAGACATATGTAATATTAAATCTGGGGACCTAGTTCTTATTAATGGTGCATCCAGCGCTGTGGGAATGATACTGATACAGCTATGCAAGATAGTAGGAGCAACAGTAATTGGTGTCACTGGAAGCGATAAAAAAATAGATTTTATAAAGTCTTTAGGGGCCGACTTTGCTTGCCTAGACGACATTTCTGAAATAAAAAAAATATTACGCAGCATAGGAGAAAAGCCTAAATTTATACTTGAGTCTTATGGGGGAAAGCATTTTATGAACTATTATTTCATGCTGGAAGCTGGAGGGCATATATGTTCATACGGCGCTTCCTCTAGGGAAGGATTGCCATCTATTCAAATCAGAGATATATTAAAAGACACAAAGATAGTTTCTGGTTTTTGGGGAACAAAAATGTTTGAAAACTCAAATAAGCTTAGCATTGCAGTAAATGATTTGTTTAATTTAATTAAAGAAGGAAAGATAAAAATTATTATAGGAGAATCTATGGAGTTAAAAGATGCAAAAATAATGCATGAAAAAATAAGAAATAGAGAAACCTTCGGGAAGTTAATTTTAAAAAACAATATAGATGGGTAAAGGTAAATGAATTTAAACGAGATTGATATTTCATTACTAAAAAGATACTTTGGACGTACAAAACCAAATTATGAAGAAGAGATAATGTTTTATGAGAAGGATTTAAACATTAAACCTGATGAACGTATAACGTATAAGTATAATAATGAAGGATTTAGATGCGATGACTTTACTAAAAAAAAGTCTGGGATGCATATCCTGTTTGGAGGATGCTCTGAAACAGAAGGGGCATCAAATAGTCTAGAGGACGTCTGGGCCAATGTGCTTTACCATAAAATTAAAGAAAATAACGAGGTTGCAGGTTACTACAACGTAGGCAAAGCAGGACTTACTGTAGCTGGTGTAGTAATGAATGTATTTCAATATGCATATGATTATGGATGTCCAGATTATATATTTTTGCAATTGCCAGATCAAACCAGATACGTGACCTGGTCAGAATCAATGGGGTGGTATCCAAAATATCAGGTAAGCGATAGTGAGATAGATAATGATATTGATACTGAGCATTTTTTTAAGAATCATGAAGCTCCAGAAGTTATAAAAGTTAATATATTGTTTAATTATTTTCTATTAAGAAATTTAATACAGTTCTGTAAAATAAATAATATAAAGTTAATATGGTCAACATGGCATGCTCCAACAGCTCGGACTATTACAGATTCTGTAGCTAACCTAGACGGATACATAAACACAAGTAATTTTGATAAAGACTACTGGGACATACGAATAAGGGACTTAAGGGCAAGAGACGGATATCATTTTGGCAGAGGCTTTCACAAAATATGGGCAGAAAAATTTTATGAGGAGTTTTTATATGATAAAAATAATAAAAAGAATGATCGTTAAAAGAAAAATAAAAAATATGATGAAAAAGAAAAGATACAATTACTAATGGTAATACTAGGAATAAATGAAACATCTCATGATGCTTCCGTTTCTTTAATAAAGGATGGAGAAATACTATTTGCTGCCCACTCTGAAAGATATAGCAAGCAAAAAAATGATTGGTATAACAATGAAGAAATTATTCTAGATGCATTAAATTATGCAACACCTACTAATATCGCCTACTATGAAAAGCCATATTTAAAAAAATCCAGATTGATTCTTAGGGGAGGAGCAGGGGATTGGAAGCCAAACTTTCCTATGGACTTGCCAGTAAAATATTTTAGCCACCACTATTCTCATGCCTGTGCTGGATACTACACTAGTAAGTTTACAGATGCAGCCATAGTGGTCTTAGATGCAATTGGAGAATATAACACATCAACAATTTGGGTCGGTGAAGGAGAAAAGATTAAATTAAGATTTAAACAAAACTACCCAGTAAGTTTTGGTTTGTTTTATTCAGCGTTTACTAAATTAATTGGGCTGGTTCCAAATCAAGAAGAGTATATAATGATGGGAATGGCGGCTTATGGAGACTGGAAAAAACATTACCTAAAGGTAAATAGCTATTTTGATTCAAAGATAAACCAAAAATATAATTTTCACAAGGGGATACATGACTGGGGCTCTATAGAGAATGATCAGGATAGGTTTGATATAGCAGCAGCTGTTCAACATGTGTATCAAATAAGATTAGCAGAGTTTATGCACATGGCAAAAAAAATAACTGGTAAAAAAAATTTAGTGTTTATGGGAGGCTGTGCTCTTAATTCTTCTGCAAATACAATGCTATGGAGTATATTCGATGACGTCTGGATTATGCCTAACCCAGGGGATGCTGGAAGTTCACTTGGAGCTGCTGCAGCATTATATGGGAAGCACATTGATTGGAAAACTCCTTATTTAGGACACGACCTGGGTGGAGAATACCCAATACAGAAAATTGTAGATGGAATACTTAAAGATGGAATAGTGGCAGTAGCATCAGGCAGAGCAGAATATGGCCCAAGGGCCCTAGGAAACAGAAGTATTCTTGCAGACCCTAGAGATCCTTCTATAAAAGATAAAGTAAATTTAATTAAACAGAGAGAGCTATTTAGGCCATTTGCACCAGTAGTTCTTGAAGATCATGCCCATAAGTGGTTTGACATGGACTTTAAGAGTCCTTATATGCAGTACACAGTTAAATGCCTGCAGCCAGACAAGATACCTTCGGTAGTTCATGAGGACGGCACCTCTAGAGTTCAGACAGTAAATAAGGAACAGCACTATGGGCTATATAGGGTATTAAATAAGTTCTATCTAAAAACAGGAGTGCCAGTATTATTAAATACCAGCTTAAATATTAAGGGGCAGCCCCTATTGAATGATCAAGATGATGTAAGGAAATGGGAACTAGAGTATAACTTTAGTATATTAAATGGATAACCGTAAAACAATTACTATAAATTCACCCCCAGGCTCTGGTAACATGTTTTGTCAATATCTAATGAGAGAAAATTTTAATATGGTACTTAGATGGGTAGATCACCAGCCAGATAGTTTTGATCCTAATGGTATAAATATATGTTTATTAAGAAATCCATATGCAGCAATTGCTTCTGGAATTGAGGTTAACTTTACTCACATGAACGAGGATGAGCAAAAAATATTTTTAAAGCATTTGGATGCTGCTATTTATAATTCAATGCTTCGTCACACAAATCAATATAATTTATTTTTAAATAAATCACAAAGCCTTGATTATGTAACTCCAGTAGGTTTTAATTTGTTGACACAAGAACCAGATTTATTTTTAAATAAAGTTTCTAAAAAATTTGACATTAGCTTTAAAGAAAACAGAGTCAGTCCAGAACAAGTTAAAGAAAAAATGAGGTCTATTAAAGATTTAAAGTATAGACTGCCTAGAGAATACTCTTTTGTTCGCAAAGAGATAGACTTGGCCGTGTATAAATACAATCCTATAAAAATTTGTTATGAAAACTATATTGAGTACAAGAGAAGTATAGATTTTAAAATTGATATATAGCTTCTATTGACATTTCGTAGGTGCATAAAGTATACTTTACTTAAGGTGCCAGTAGCTTAGTTGGTTAAAGCCCCGAACTCATAATTCGGTAATCGTAGGTTCAAGTCCTACCTGGCACACACCTCTGTAGCTCAGCGGAAGAGCAACAGACTTCTAATCTGTTGGTCGCTGGTTCGATTCCAGCCAGGGGTGCGTATAATAAATAAAAATAGATTTGGGTTCGTCTAATGGTCGGACACTCGCCTCCGAAGCGATAAACGCAGGTCCGATTCCTGCACCCAAAGTTTTGCCCGTATAGCCCAGTGGTAGAGGCAGTAGACTTAAAATTTACACAGCGTTGGTTCGAATCCAACTACGGGTACGTTCCTATAGCTCAGTTGGTAGAGCAGCAGACTTTTAATCTGCGGGTCGATGGTTCGAGCCCATCTGGGGACACTAGTGGGGATTAGCTCAGCTGGCAGAGCGGGAAACTGTTAATTTCTAGGTCGCAGGTTCGAGCCCTGCATCCCCAGCAAAAAGAAAGGTATAATTATATAATGAGTAATAAAATTTTAGTAGCCATAATAAGTGCTAATGAAAAAGATCTAAAGCAAACAGTTCAGAGTGCTATAGAAAATTCTGATAGCCCAGACAACCTTTCTTTTGTTATATTTGATTCACGACTAAATAACTTCCCCAAAGCTGACTTTGAAAATTTTAAAAATGTTTTTTATATGAATATGGAATTTAGTGGTACTCAAGGGGTTGGATTGGCTAGACTTATTGCTTCGTCTATAGTTATGCCAGACACAGATTATGTTTTACAGTTAGATTCTCATATGATATTTGTTAAAAGCTGGGATTCTGAATTAATAAAAAGATTTACTAAACTTGAATCATTGGTAGATAAGCCAGTCATAAGCTCAAGAGCACCAGCATGGTACTACGATAAAGATGGCGAAATTGTATACTCCAGCACCTCAAATCTTGTGCAAAAGTTAATATTCAAAGAGCCAAAAGTTTCTTCATTTCAAGATGGATACCCTACAATAGAGGGAGTTCCTTATTCTAGCGAAGATTACATAGAACATAATTTAATATCTGCTCAGTTTACATTTAGCAGGCCAGATCTTTATTCGGAAATTTTACATGACCCTAGGATTGTTTGGGGTGGCGATGAGCCAATATATTCTCTACGTGCATGGTCTAGAGGATATCGAATGTTTTCTATTAATGCAGACATATGCTTTCATTACAACAAGCAAACAACAAAAGGCGCATTTGAAAAAGATAACAAAGACGACTGGAGAAGCTTAAAGAATAATGACCCTAGGCTTTTCCCATTCTATATGAAAAGATACAATGACGGAAAAAGAATTATGAGAGAGATTTTGCTGGGTGAATATATAGGGTATTGGGGAGCACCCTCATTAGAAAAATTAAAAGAGTTTGAGATAGCATGCGGTATTAACTTTAAAGACTTCTATGATATTGTAGACAAAAATGCCTAAAAACCCTCAAGAAGAATTTATTGATTTATTTCACACAGATCAAGAAAAGTTTTTAAATTTTAGAAAGACTTTGCAGGCCAGATCATTTCTGCTAGGAAATAATAAAAATTTAAACAAAATCTCTGAAATATATGCTAATAGCAATGTTATTCCTGAAGACATTAAAGATGTTGAGTTTGAGGGAAGATATTCTTTATGCAAACAAAATATAACGGGAGAAAAAAATGTAGTAGAGGGTCCAGATTTTTTATATAAATTAAATCAAGATGGGTTCAGAAGCACAGACTTTTTAGAATTTGATAAAAATAAAAATAATATTCTGTTTGCTGGATGCTCAATAACTTTTGGGCAAGGTTTGCCAGAAGATCTGGTGTGGCCACAAGTTCTGATGAGTAGTTTAGTCTCTCAAAACCCTGAAGAAGATTTTGCTTCATATAATATAGGCATACCTGGAGTAGGAATATTTGCAATATATAAAAATATATTGGCATTTATTGAGTCAGTGGGTATTCCAAACAAAATTTTTGTTTTATTCCCAAATATCTCACGAGGATTTATTTATTCAGATGAAAGATCTGATTTTATTCATTCAGATATGCATAGCAATAAAGATTTAGATTCCAATGACTATAAGTATATTAAAGGCTACCAGCATATGGAGCAACTTCTTACTGTAGTAACATTGATAAACTCACTAGAGTATCTATGCCAGTCACTTAATATTGAACTAATGTGGTCAACGTGGGAGTTTGATGGAAATGCTTTATTTAATGAATTAAATTTTAAAAATTTTGTTACTTTTAAAGAAGATCCGTGGGAAAAGTATGTCAGCCCTTTTCAGTTTAATAAAAATAGGGCCAATCGTGAAGCAATATTTAAAAAATATAACAAAAGATCTTTGCCCTACTGGACTAGCGCTAGAGATGGACACCCTGGCGCATGCTTTATGCAAAACGTAGCAAATAACTTTTTAAAGGAGATAAGCAATGAAGATATTAATATTTATAAAAAATAAGCTTTTTAAGCCAAAAAAACCAAAGCATTCAAAAGGATATGACTATACATACTAACAATTTTAGTTGACTAGTAAAACTAGGATTGGTATAATAAGATAGTACCTGCCAAATGGGGGTACTAATTTAACTCGCTTAAAAGGAGCACACAATGGTAACACAATTTGCTATGGATCTTTTCAAGGATCCATTTTTTATTGGTTTCAACCGAGAGTTGGAACGATTTAACAGTCTAAGTAAGGTAAACAATACGGCGTTCCCGCCTTATGATTTGCTAAAGTTAGATGAAGACAACTATCAGCTTTCGCTGGCAGTAGCTGGATTCACCAAGGAAGATTTAACTGTATCAATCGAAGACGGAAGCCTTTGGATCACAGGTGAAATTACATCAGCAACAGATGGAGAAGTTGTCCATAAAGGAATTGCTGCACGTAAGTTCACAAGAATCTTTGAGCTAAGTGAATATATGGAAGTCTCAAGCGTAGAGCTAAAGGACGGCATGTTAAATATCCGTGTAGTTAGAAATCTGCCAAAAGAGAAGCAGCCTAAGATCTTAAAGATCAAATAATATTGAGACCTGAGCATGTCCATAAACTGCTCATTAATTTAAAGGAGAATCATGTTTGAGTATTATGTTAAGAAGGTTACAAAGGTTGTGGACGGAGATACAATTGATGTAGACATTGATCTCGGATTTGATATATCATTTAGCTCAAGAGTAAGACTTGCTGGTATAGATACACCAGAGAGCAGAACAACAAATAAGATGGAAAAGGCATTAGGCTTAGAGGCAAAAGCTTATCTAAAGCATGAAATAGATGCAGCTAAATCTGTAGTAATTAAAACAGAGAAGATGGACAGCTCTGAAAAGTATGGAAGAATTTTAGGGTGGGTATTCTTGGATGGATCAGATGTATCTTTAAATGAAAAGATGATTCAAGACGGACATGCGTGGGGATACATGGGAGAAACAAAGATTAAAGACTTTGATGCATTGGCAAAGGCCAGGAAGAAGAGCGGTAAGTAATGCCAGTATACGAATATAAATGCTCATATGACGAAGCACATGCTTTAATGTCAGTGAACAGATCAATTACAGAAAACGACCCTGGGTATACATGTGTTGAATGTGAATCGGAAATGATTAGACACTTCACTCCATTCGGAATACAATTTAAAGGTAATGGCTTTTATAAAACAGATAATCCTAAATAGTTAAAGTGGTATAATTAACTAAGTAAACAAATTGTTTGTTTAGGAGTTATAGTTGACTAGGACTAAAGCATGGAGATTATCATTAGCAGCAATTTTAGGCTTTGGCTGGCTATTCATGACGCCTGCTTACAGCGATGATCCGCTAACTATAGCACAAGAAAGAATTTCTAAATTAAACGAAGATATAAATAATTTATCAGACAAAGAGTATACACAAGAATTAATATCAGTAGCTGAAGACAAATACGAGGATGCTGTAGATGCAAAAAATAATAAAACTTCATCAGAAGAGGCATATGATGGAGCAGTAGAAACAGAAGCAGAGTCATTATCTAACCTCAATACAAAAATATCAAACCTTTCCTCAGCCCAGTCCTCAGTAGATGGACAAACAGCCACAGTTGCTTTAGCTTTAACACACAAAGATGATGCTCAAGAAGCATTGTCCATAGCCAACCTTAATCTTCAAACCACAGAGTCTAATATGCAGGCTGCTGGAGGAGAAGGGTTAGCATATACTGTTTATCATTTAACAAGAACATTTAACAACGTAGCAGTACCAAGTGGAGTTATTTGTTCTGGTACCTGGAACTCAAACCATATGTCCCTGCCAGTTTGTGGTAATAGATATGAAAACTTTATAGTTAAATTTACTGGACAGATAACAGTACCAGATCATTGGACATCAACCTTCTTTGCAGGATATACAGACGATGGGTTTAGAATGTTTGTTGACGGACAACTTGCATCTAATCAATGGGTAGAGCAGGGAGCACGGTGGAGCCCATATACTCCAGTCTATGATGTTAGTGAAGATAAAACATTAGATGTAGAAATTTGGTGGTACAACGGTGGAGGTCCAGGGTCTTACCATCTTGGATGGGCTATTCCTGGAGGATGGACTGGGGCAGGCTGTGATTACACTGGTGGTTGGGGAGTAGACTTTAGTTGTAATCTTGGAACATTTTCTTCTGGCCCAGGCGCAACACAAGAGCAGATAAATGATTATAACCAAGCCCTTGCAGCAAGAACATCTGCCTTGGCAGTTTATAACGATAAGTTATCTATTTACAATCAAGAGGTTGCAACACTGAATGAGTTACAAGATGATTTAGAGCAAGCGCAGGATCAAAAAGATCAAGCAGAAACCACATATGAAATTGCAGAACTAAACACTGCTCTAACATTAGCAGCAAAAGATTTAGCAATTGAAAACTACAACAATGCAATTGAAGATATGAATGATGCTATTACTGCTGCTGAAGAAGAGTATGCTGCTCAATGGGACTTTGAAGAGAAGCAGAGAATTAATGCTGCTATTGCTACTGCCCTTGCGAATATGCCACAGCCAGAACCAACACCAGAGGTTACAGTTGAACCTACCCCAGAACCTTCTCCAGAACCATCAACAGAGCCAACTGAAGAGCCTACTGAAGAACCTACGCCAGAGCCTTCTCCAGAGCCTACAGAAGGGCCTACAGAAGATCCTAAGCCAGAACCAACTGATGAGCCTACCCCAGAACCAGAACCAACAGATGAGCCAGTCGTAGACCCAACAGAAGAGCCAACTCCTGAACCACAACCAGAACCAACCCCAGAACCAGAACCAACAGATGAGCCTGAAATAGAAGATGAAGAGTTGGCTGAACTCATTCCTGAAAAGGGAACTGGAACTGCAGAAGACTTGTCTGGAGTTATTGCTAACCTAACAAGTAAGGACAATAAGTTAGTTACACTTTCTCCTGAACAGGTAGCAGCAGTTAGCCAAACTCTTAAGTCTTTGACACAAGAAGCAAAGGTGGAAATTGCTGGAGATCTTGGTATTAAGGCATCAGAGGTTGCACAGATTGCCGAGCAGATGAAGGACAACCCAGCGCTTGCTTCAGCATTTGTTGAGTTTTCAGAAAGATCAGAGGCGGCAGGAGATACCCCAATGCCGTTTACATTAGCAGACGCAGTAACAGAGGTACAGACAGAGGAATTTCTAGCAGACCCCCTTGGAGTATTGCTAGACATAGATTTTTCTAAAGTCCTGAACCCTTCCGAATGGGGTAAGGACATGACGGACGATCAAAGAGAAAAGGCACAGGAGGTTGTGGTGCCAGTAATTATCGCATCAAATATTATTGCAGCAGCAATGACTAGGAGGATATAATGAAAATAATCAAAGCCATATTTAAATATATTTGGGAAGTTATAAAAGAGAGCATAGCTCAGGTATTTACCCTTTTGGGGTTCTTTATTGCCTGGCTGACACTTACTGGGTCAGCCCAGCAAGTGGTCGGGGTAGCTACAGTAATTGCTACAGCTATCTGGTTACTTACAATACCACTTCGAAAAGAAGAGTAATAGTGTATAATTGTACTATGAGGAAAATAATTTCTATTGCCGTAGCTGGCCTATTAATGGTATCATTAACTGCATGCGATTCTTTAAATAGGTATCGCTATCCTTGCCAAGACCCTAAGAATTGGGAAACTGCAGAATGTACTCCTCCAGAATGTGAAGCCTCACAGACTTGCACAAAAGATGTAATAAAAGTTACACCTACTACACCAGAACAGGAAATAACAAATGGCTAAACAAAAACTAACGCCTGCCGACTTAGATGCCCGCTTGAAGTTTATTCTAGGAATAACACTTGGTAGCATTCTTTTTATGACAGCGCTTGGAATTATTTATGGCTTGCTTTTTGTAACACAGCCAATCGGAGCTCAGTCAGAAAATGACAAAATGTTCTTCAATGTGCTAGGCAGCATTGCAACATTTATTACAGGAACACTTGCTGGAATATTGATTGGCAACTCTGGAGCCAAAGACATCATGGCAGCCCAGATAGCAAATAAAGAAGTAGATGCAAAGAATACACAGGCAGATAAAAAGCTCGAAGCAGAAATTGATGCTACTGCAGCACGACTAGCAGCAAAGCCAGATGGGGCAATGCCAGAAGAGCAACCAGTAGATTTAGATTGGGACAAATAAAAATGGCAGATCAAGGTACAGCAGCACGTTTAATTGAAGTTGCTACAGCAGAACTAGGAACTATTGAAGGTCCTAAAGATAACGAAACAAAGTATGGTGCTTACACAAAAGCTAACTTCCAACCATGGTGCGGAAGTTTTGTTAACTGGTGCGGTAACGAGGCAGGAGTAAAGATTCCTAATACTGTTTACACCCCAGGTGGCGCTGCAGCATTTAAGAAAGCGGGGGCATGGATTGACGGAGACATTGCAGATCCAGAGCCAGGAGATATCGCCTATTTTGATTTCCCTTCAGACGGTGTTGATAGAATTTCTCATGTTGGAATTGTTATCAAGGATAACGAAGACGGAACTGTATGGTGTATAGAAGGAAACACTAGCCCAGATAAAAAGGGAAGCCAAAGAAATGGCGGACAGGTTTCAAAGAAGCTCCGTGCATTTAAAAAGAATAAAGCTGGAGAAATGATTTCTATAGTAGGTTTTGGCCGCCCAAAGTTTGGCACAGTCTCTAAAGTTGTAGATAAGCCAGCGGCAAAAACTACATCATCTAAACCAAAGAAGTGTCCTACTTGCGGTAAATGAAAAAATATTCAATTAAGATAGAAATCGATGCAGTAGTAGAGGCATTTAGCCCTGAAGATGCAAAAGAATATGTCAGTGATATATTTGGAACTGATGAAGAAATTATCTCAGTAAAAATTAAAAAAATAGAAGAAAAATAATATATTGTCTTTTGTATTGACAAGCCCTAAGTAACACCTGTATAATAACATATAGGTTCAAAATAGATAAACAGGAAAAATGTTACATCTTTATGAAAATGGAATAGAGCTTTTAAGAAAAAAAGCTAATGGTAAAAATTTAGACATTTATTGGAACAATTATGATTTGATTGTTTGGAATAAAGACGATGGCGGGTTCTTTAGCACCAGCGGTGCTTATAGAAATAATAGCTGGGGAATCAAAAAAGAATTCTCAGTAAATGAAAAAGGAACATGGGCCCTGCCAGGTAAGTATGTCAAATATTTTAGATAACTACAGATACGATGAAAATGATATAGAGTGGCAAGATTTAGCGGCATGTTTAGGAATGGACACGCTACTATTTTTTGAAAAATATGAGTCAGATATCCAGATTGCAAAAGCTGTAGATCAATGCTGCCTTTCATGCCCAGTAAGAAAGATGTGCTACCAGGCTGGTATAGATAATACTGAGTACGGTGTTTGGGGCGGAGTATACTTAACTCTAGGAAAAGCTGATAAGATGAAGAATGAGCACAAAACAAAAGAAATTTGGAAGAAGATAAAATGATATTTATAAATAAAGACAAAGATCACTTTAAGTATGGAATAAATCAATGGACTGGTGAGCCGAACAAGCCAGTGTTTTATAATGCAGAAATGAAAAAAAGATTAAGGGAATTGCCAAAGCCTATGTTCCTACTTATGGATGTAGTCCAATACCCAGAATTCTTGGCATTACGTTTATATGAAGATAATTTTATTCAATTTGATGGAATAGAAAAAGAAAAAGTAATTGATTATGTAACAAAAGCAAAAAAACTACTTGAGTCTTACGGTGTTCGAGTAGAACTAGAAGGGAAGCCAGCATCTTGAACGAAAAAATATTTTGTTACTCATGTAACAAAACAAAGAATAAGCTAAATTTGAAGAAATCATCTTTATTAAATATAAATCTATTCTTGTGTCAAACATGCATAGATGAAAAGTTTGAGCCTAGATGGGTTGTACTTATTGCTGGAAGACAAAATGGGCATGAACATGTCAAAGATTTTATACAAAAGAAGCGATATGTAGGTACAGAAATATTAGCATCTGAGCTTCTAACTTAGATTAAATATACTGTATAATATGATATATAATGGAAATATCATATCTAACAATACTAATATCAATATTAGCAGCGACCCTCAGCGGATTTGGAACTGCAATAATTGCTGGAGTTAGAGACGCTAAAAAAGAAAGAAATAGGCGGGAAGAAAAAGAAAAAGACCAGCTTAGATTAGATATAAAAGACCTTAAAATAGAGCTATATCAGTTAGAAAAAGAATTAACTGAATGGAAAGATAAATATTATAAGGCAATACAGGACCTAATTGAAATGAGATCTGAATTAGATAGTGTTATGAGCCAGCTAAATCACATGGAATATCATGAGATGCTGGACACAGAATAATTAAAATAGTACAATAAATACATGACTTGTATTGTTGCTATTGCCCAGGGTGGTGTCGTTTATATGGCATCAGATCATGCTGCCTCAGACGATAAAACTGGTTGGATCCTGTCAAGAAAAGAACCAAAGTGTTTTAAAGTTGGTCAGTATGCTATTGCATTTACAGATTCATTTCGCATGGGGCAAATTCTTCAGTATATGTGGACTCCACCAAAATACACACCAACAAAAACTAATTCTGGATTAGATAAGTTTATGAGAACTAAGTTTGTTGATTCTGTTAAGGCTGCATTTAAAGAGCATGGATACGGAAGCATT